AGTCGTGGAATTGACGCGTCGCCTCAGCGGACCAGCGCAAACCACGCTGCAATCCGCGGGAGTTTCGGTAGCCTAAGCTGTTGAAATGCGGGTGTAGCTCAATGGTAGAGCAGAAGCTTCCCAAGCTGCCGTGATTGGCGGATTTCCGCCCTTCCTGCTGTAAACCGCGCCCGATTTGGCTCCAGTCATTTCAGTAGCTTACGATTTTCCTGTAAACCTATTGTGCGCTTTTTTTGCAACGAGTTGCAACAGGTTTGCGGGACAGGTCGCTTTGTCCTGGCTTTCCGCATCAGCCACGCTATACGAAGGCCCCGTGCCAAGGTTCATTGATCTTTTCGCTGGTTGCGGCGGGCTATCGCTCGGCCTCCACAACGCTGGGTTTGACTGCGAGTTCGCCATCGAACAGCATCAAGACGCATTCTCAACTTACAAAAACAATCTACTCGATAGCGATAGGTTTAGGGTTCAATGGCCGTCCTGGCTTGAAATGCGGCCACATGATGTCACCTGCATTGTCCGCGAGCACGAAATTGACCTCCGCAAATTGAATGGCACCATCGACCTGATCGCTGGAGGCCCGCCATGCCAAGGCTTTTCGATTAATGGTCGACGCAATCCAGATGATCCGCGCAGCAAGATGGTCGATGCCTACCTGCGGTTTGTTGAACTTGTCCGGCCTAAGCTCGTCTTACTAGAGAACGTTCGCGGTTTCACCTCTATGCCCCATTCGAGTGGCGGCACATACAATCAGGCGGCAGAGGAGAGCCTGAGAAACTTGGGATACGAAGTCTGGTCAGACGTTCTCTTGGCATCGGACTATGGCGTCCCGCAGAAGCGTCCACGGTTCATTCTGATCGCAGCACTTGAAGGAACTCTACCCGGCATTGATCCGCTCGTCAGACTTCGCACGTCCCGACGGCGCTTTTTGCAAGAAAAGGGTCTTGGCAGTAGGTTCATTTCGGTCGGGGAGGCGATATCCGACTTCGCTGTTGGTGACCGTCAGCCGCTTCTAGATCAAGAGTGGGGAGGAAGGGGCTACCGGGCTGTCAGCCGCGCAAGAAATGCAGACAGTAATTATCAAACATTGATGCGTGATGGGCAGGAAGGGCAGCCGACCGACTGTCGGTTGGCAAGGCACAATGAAAAGACGGTCGGACGCTTCGCTACCATCCTGGCCACCTGCCCTCGCGGTCGCTGCATCTCACCAGAAGATCGGTTGCGGCTTGGGATCGGCAAACGGTCAACCACCCCGTTAGATAAGTCGCTGCCCGCCCCGACAGTGACCACATTACCGGACGACATAATCCACTATTCTGACCCTCGCACCCTTACCGTCAGAGAATTGGCTCGCCTCCAGTCCTTTCCTGATTGGTTCTCCTTTTATGGACCATACACAACAGGAGGAGAACGAAGAAAGACCGCTTGTCCGCGTTACACCCAGATCGGCAACGCCGTTCCTCCGCTTCTCGCCGAAGCTATCGGCAAGGTATTGATCGGTCTATTGAGGGACCAGTCGGCTGTGCAAGTTGGTCACATCTCGCAAGACAATGGCGAATTCCGCTCGATAGCTAATAAAGTCGTCGCGGGTTAGAGCTGTTCCGTCGGCAGTGCGGACCACAAATCCGGTTCTGGTTCGCTCTTCAATTACGTGCGATAGAGTATTTCGGCGCGCTGTAAGCTTCGGGTAAAAATTCTTTTTTACCGCTCTATGTAAGTCGAGAATGTCGTCATCATTTTCTCCAGCAATTCGTGCAATCCTCAACGCCTCGCGGAAAAGTGCGGCTGTCGGTATGTATAGCTGCATCAACCCATCGAGTGATGTCTGGCCATTCAGTTCCTGCTCGCGCTCTTGCGCACTTTTGATGAGACCGTCACGCAAGGACTGAAAAATCTCGTCTCGTTGCCCAGCATCTTGGGCGGCATGCATGATGATTTCTCGAAAGCGCTCATCACAGACTGCGACTGTTTGGGCCGCAAGCCCCCGCATCGAGTTGAGGCGATTTAGGGCGGGAGACAGCTCCCCAACAAGCTCGCGAACTCGGTTTGTCAGTTCCTCCCGGTGAACGCAGTAGACCCCTTCAATGCCCGCGTCATACATTAGCTTCCGAAGATCGACTTCGTCCGCGCCGCTGTAGAAAAGCAGTGGGGTCGAGCGAAAATGCCTCCGGACTGATTTGGCGACCTCATCACCCTTTGTAGCGCCGAGTTGTAAGTCCAATAAGATCAACTCGTAGTCATAAAATTGCTCTTGACGCTGTGCGAACTCGGCAATCTCTTCCTGCGTTGCAATCCGCTCGATCTTCGGAGCAAATCCGTTCGCACGAACGGCTTCCTCTACACTTTCAACGAATGCGTCGGTGGCTTGATCCTCGATCCAGCAGACATTGAAAGTGAGGTTCACTTCTTCGGCTCCGGTAGGATCATCGCAAACTCAACTCGCCCAACTTCTCTTTTCGGGTCCAAAATCAGATCGCCCCCCATGTCCTGCATAACCTTCTTGGCGTGATACAGACCAAGACCCGTTCCTTCGGCAGTCGAAGAATAGCCCTTCTCGAAAATCCTCGCTGGATCAACCCTCTGTTCGTCTATTCCCCGACCATCATCGGAAATCGCAACCTGAACTCGACCCTTTTTGTCGCCCTTACGTGCCTCCATGGTCATCATCCTGGCACCATGCTTTCTCGCATTGTCGAGCAAATTGTCGACAACGACCACCAGGTCCACAGGCCTGAAACTGGCAAGAAGTTCAAGGTCATTGGCGTCGAACATTACGGTGGAAGTTGCATCCCGACCGCCTCGCACCTGATTAACATACTCGTCAAGAAAGGCGACGACATCTCCTTCAAGGAGATCGGTTTCAAGATCAAAACGCGCGTTGGATGCAAAGCGAGCGACAGCAATCAATCGATCATTTTCGAGGTGGATATAGTCGAGATCGTCCGCAACGCGTCTCGCTCGACTTCGGATTGCTGCGGCAGCCTCCTCCAACTCCTCCTCCGAGACGTGCTCGGCAATCTCGACCGCTGCATCAATGATTACGCGCGCGCCCTTTAGGGAGCGGTCGATTGCTGCTCCTATGTGGCCTGAGTAGATCATGACCTGATGAAGTAGCAGCGTCATTTGCTCAACAGTAAGGTCTTGTGTCGAGGCAAGGTATTTGGTCTGACGCTCTAATCTTTCGATCCGCGCGTCTGCCCGCGCCTTGGCCTCTCGCGCCTCCTTTGCGGCTCGTGCAGCCTCGGCCTCTGCCTTTTCGAGTTGAGCAATGCGAGCCTTTGCACCTTCGATCCGACGGAGTAAATTTTCGTCACCCTGCTTTTCGGCAATAGCGGTAAGAGACTTCAGTGCTCCATCAATGGAATTTACGTCGTCATCGACAAGTTCGGCAATTTCAGGATCGAAATAGAGGAGTTCAAGGTCTTTGGTCGCAGCCAAGTTGGCAATTATTTGCGCCACCCGTCCCTTCGTCTCACCGAAGCGCAGCCCACTTGCGTCATCCCGGAACATGTCGTCTTTGTCGGCCCAGGTTACGCCAACGACATACCGTTCAAGCCTCACGATTGCCTTTCGATGGATAGCCTCGAATAGCTCGCGAGAGCGTGCGTCTTCAATCAGTCCGGCATCTCGGCTGGACGCTTCACGAAACATTCGGGGAGGTGCCGTCACATCGACCCGGCCCATGATGTCTCGCGTTCCTAAGTAGCGTGATGTGCCCTGCTGCTTTCGCCGATTAAGCCCCAGCGTGTCGTCCGTTTCCTCCCCAATTGGAAAGATACGAAAGCCGTTCAAGAACAGGAAAACGCTTCCAAACTCAACAGGCCGGACCTTCATGCGAGATGTAAAGGTGTGCTTGGCGCTTCGGTTAAGATAAAAAATTTCCATGCGGACGATTGCGGCGTCCAGGGAAGGATAACTGTTTGCTTCGCAAATTCGGTATATTGTCCGACCACGATCTATGAGTTCGGTCTCGATTTTATCGTCTTTTATTTCGACAACGATTCGGGTGGTTTTCTCAGCGAGCAGTTCTTGAAGATCGTTTCCAACCTGTCCGCTCAGCTCTTCAATTTCATCGACTTCGAGTTCGTCGCTTACGACGGAAATGTAGACCGGGGTGTCCTTTGTAGTTCCAAAGGGATCAATTAATTTTTCCAGGTAACGACGCAACCTTGCTATAGCGTCTGCATCCCAGTCCATGCGGAGCCGCTTGATCCGCAGTATGGTGCCTGATTTAGCCGGAAGTTTGACAGGTGCTTCCTCCGGAAAAGAGGCATCAGGTTCATGGGTGACATTTATTTTTTGAAAGAGGTCCTTGCTGTCTTCTTCAAACCTTGCCCACTCCACGTCGAGCCGCTGAACTCGCGCACTTTCTTTTTCCTTAGAATAAAGCTCGAGTTCAGCCCCTAAGGTGTCACACGAAAAGCGACCAATGCCCTTGCTGCCAGCGAATTGGCCTTGTGGCCTTATTTTGTCCCGATAGTCGGTATTATCTTCGGAGCCATCTGCCTTTGCGGAATAGGCCACAAACAGCCAGCGATCCTTGATGCCCGCCTCGTCCATACCTTTACCGTTGTCGACGATCCAAAGTTCGTCGTTGATGAGGTCAAACGCGATATCTACGCGCTTTGCGTTCGCATCGAAGGCATTCTTTACCAACTCAAAGACGGCAACGAATTCGTTGGTTACCAGGTCGCGGCCTATGATGTCCTTGAGGAAGGAACTTACTCTAAAATGCTCAGTCGTCGCCATAAGCTCATTCATACCCGATGTTCTCGCTATGGCTAGATTGAATGGCTGGGGCAGTGGGGACTGGTGGCGCATATGCGTGGCAAAGGGATGAAGGCCGATCTCGCACAGCCTTCCCCATGTTGGACGGTCCCCGCAATGGCTATCGGGTCGCACAAGGGTCAGGTTCAGGCTTTTGGACGTATTCTAGCTGAGGCCTAGACCTCAATTCCGTCTGATTTCGTCTGATTACTGAGGGGGGGCGGTCCGAGGGGGAACCCTCAGGGGCGCGATCTTCTCGCCGAAATGCCACTTAGCCCTAGCCCTACCTGCACACTCCCCTAGTCTGATTTCATGAAGAAAATCAGAGGAAAGTGACGTGCTAGTAGGGTATGCGAGGACCTCGACCTTCGACCAGAAGGCTGGACTGGAGGGGCAAATCGACCAACTCCGTTCGATGGGTTGTAGCAAGGTCTTTTTCGAGCAGGTGTCGTCGGTCGCTGAGCGGGAGCAACTCAACACCGCTCTCGATTTTGCCCGCGAGGGCGACGTGTTCGTCATTGTCCGGCTTGATCGCCTCGCCCGGTCAACGTCCGATCTGCTCCAGATCATCGCACAGCTTGAAGCCAAGAAGGTCGGCCTTCGGGTGCTCGACTTCGGCGGCACAGAGATGGACACCCAGTCGCCCACGGGCAAACTTGTCCTGACCATGTTTGGCGCGCTCGCCCAGTTCGAGCGAGAACTGATGCTGGTCCGGCAGCGCGAAGGGATCGAGCGCGCCAAGCGCGAAGGCAAATACCAGGGCAGGGTGCCTACAGCCCGCCGACAATTGCCCATGATGCGCGACTTGGCGGGGCAGGGCCTTACTCCCCCAGAGATCGCCGCTAGGCTCAATTGCAGCCGAGCGTCCGTATACCGGCTCTTGAAGGAGGATCGGGCGTGACCGAACCAGCCGAACTGTTCGCACGCCTCACGATGCTGCTCGAAGACCTCCACGGGATCACAGTCGAGGGCCAGCGCGCCGATCAGCCGCCCGAGTATTGCCACTGCCTATCTCGGCAGGTGCGACAAGGCTTGACGCGCGGCCAGCGCCTGTGCGCCGAGATTGAAGCGATGTGCGGAGGCCATGATGCCTGACCTGCCTGCCGACATTGTCATCGAGCGGGCGGTCGATGCTGCCATCGCTCAGGGCGCTTTCTTGCCGAGATGGGGCTGGCCCACCCCGCGATCCTACAACGGTGCAACGGGTGCCGAAAGAATTGTCGGCTGGCAGAAGGTAGCCGTCGCCCGCAATCTGGGCCTGATTGCGCGGACCGCGCCCTGCGACGTGTGCGGTCAACCAGCCGGGAGCATGAGGCACGGCGAAATATACGCTCGCCCGCTGGCGGCACGACCGATCTGCCGCTCGTGCCATTTCAAGGTTCATCGCCGCTTCGGCGATCCCGTCGGGTGGGAACAGTTCCTGTCTGCGATGCCAGCCGCCGACTGGGTTCATTCCTTGCTTACGCGGGAGTTGTCGCGGTCTGAGATGCTGGAGGCTGCGAAGCAGCCAGATGTGTTCGCGGCGTTGCGCCACTTAATGGGTTGAGCCGCGAGTGCCTAACGATCCCTTGGCGGATCGCCGAGCAGATCGACCACGCTGACGTCGAGCGCCGCCATGATCTTCTCGATAACGTCAATCGTCGGTGCGCGCTTCCGGTTCTCGATGTGGTTCAGGTAAGTGCGGTGGATGCCGATCTCAGCGGCGAATTGATCCTGCGGCAGATCACGTTCGCGGCGCAGGCGAAGAAGATTTGCGGCAAGGTTATCGCGCAGGCCCATCAAGCACGATGGACCACAGCCTCAAATTCCAGTCACCAGACGATAGGCTACAAAGCACTTGCAGCACCTTTGGTGCTTGGTAGACGATAGTCTGCTAATCGTATCAAGGGGATGGCTATGCAGGTGGTTTCTGGGTTCTTTCTCATCGCGTTTCTGGCTGCGACGCTTGGCGTGATCAAACCATACACCAGCCACCTAAATCGCTGGCAGTTCGCTGTCATTGCGTTCCTTTCCGGATTGGCCTGCGGGGCTACGGCTTCAGACAAAAGCCAGCTTGGTTTGAATGAGGTTTTTGTGCTGGTGTTCTGTGCTGTCGCGCTTGGCGCTATCAAGCCATACACCGAGCGGATTTCTCGGTGGCAGTTCGCAGTTGCGTCCATCATTTCCATGGTCATGATCGGCGCAACGGCTGACCCGACAAAGTTCAAGACGAAGGATGCTGACGCCGAAAAGATCGCGGATGCGGGCAAGAAGGCAACCAAGGCCCAAGCCGCACCCAAACCCGAGGCGAAGCCGTCTGCGCAGTCGGAACCCGAGGCAGTCGCCAAGAGCGACGAAAGCCCGTTCGCTGATGTTGGTAAGCAGCAATTGTGGATCGTCAGATCGCACGACGCGATCAAGGCTCGCCTTCGCGATCCGGGCAGCGCCGATTTCCGCAACTCGCGCTTCTATTCTGGCGGCTCTGCACCCGTGGTTTGCGGGGAGGTGAACTCCAAGAACGGCTTCGGCGGTTATTCTGGGTTCCAGCGGTTCATCGCAGCAGGAGACGTTCCTGACTTCGCCTTCCTCGCCTCAGATTTTGCAGCCGGTGACAGCATCGACAATGTCTGGAAACAGGTTTGCGTCAGGGCCGACCGCGATGAGGCTTACGTGCCGTAGCGCACGCTGATCGACCTCGTGCCCTCCTGTTTGTGCGTCGCAGTTGCAACGGGTTGCAAGGGGGCAGGGGATCGGCGCGTAGCTAGTCGAGGCAAACCCTCGATCCTCTCCGTGGAGTTGCAGCGATGCGTGCCATTGCCTCTAGCTTGCGCTCGATTGCGGCTTCGAGTGGTTCGTTCTGGTCATCGAGGAAATCGTGAAAGGGTCGCTCACCTTCCCACGCGATAGCCGCCGTCACAACTGCGTTGACAGCATCTCGCAGGTTGGCTTGCGAGGGCTGTAGCCTGAACTTTCTGCAAAGCAGTCCGGCAACAAACTCGGCCTCCATCTTCTCGCCTTCAGGCCAACTTGGGTAATATCTGGCTCGGTTACGCACTTGCCGGATTGCTCGGTTCAATTGCGAGACAGAGACACGGTCCGACGCGCTGATCTGAAAATCCTGAAGCTTCGCCGCCGATGGTCGCCAGCCACCAATCGAGGCTACGCCCTCCGCACATTGCGCAACGATGCTCTCGTGGTTCGCGAACTCGATCCCGAACTTGCTGGGTTTTTCCCGTTCGATCACATTCCGAATTTCATTTGAGGCCATGCTAAGCCCCGAGATACAAGCGAAAGGCAGGTTCCTGAGAACCGTCTGGAGCGTGTGGAACCGCTCAAGCACCTCTTCCTCTGAACGCCCTAGGACGCACAGATTGTCGGCATAGGTGACGATGTCGGGAAGCTGCGCGGCCTCCAGCAATCGAGCAATCAGCACTTCACCAACGATTGGAGATGTTGAGGACCCCAGTGGAAGACCCTTCGGTATCTCGGGGGTAGCATGGTGCGACGATGGTGCCGCGTTAACGAGCAATTCGCCGTTGCGCCACGTTTCGTCCCAGATGACATGCGACGTGACCGATGCCGGTAGTGGCCGCATGACTTCGACCAACCCGTCAAAGCGGACACTGCCGTAGAAGTTGACGAAGTCCACTTCCATGGCGTGCGTTGCTCCAGCCGAGATGGCAGCTTCGATGGCGCTAAGCGCCGTCGGCATCCCGCCATGGAACAACTTTTGATTGTCCAAGGGGGAATGGGTGTGGCGGACGATGCGGGCAATGGTTTGCTGATGCATCCTCCGCTTGGGTCCAAAATCCATCACATGCCGCGTTCTGCTCGCACGGGCAGCGACATTGCGAATTATGGCAAGCTCGTCCTCGATAGGATTAAACGGGTCGAACTGGTCGGCGAGCGCCTCAACCACGGCGGGGTTTGCGTGCGCAAACTCGTCGCACCGCTTCAGCGCGTCGAAGGCGAAGAGCGGAAAGAATTGTCGATTGCGCAGCAATTGCCGGATGGCACCGCGCTGTGACCGCTGGTCCAACCCGCCCAGTCGCTCGCAATCCCGCGTGAACGCTTTCCGCAGGCCATTCATCTTGTCCGTAAAGTCCGGGAAATCACGCTGAAACCGCTGATATGGCGGGAGTTCCCTAGCAACGCGGTGCGAAGCGCGAGAGGCGGGAACAATTGGCAACTCAACAACCCCCTTTGCAGGCATCGAACAGTGAGTGAGGCTGGGTGATTACTAGCATCAATCCGGGCAACTGTTGCAATTTAAGAACACCGACTTTTTATGTCAATAAATCAGCGCTTTAATTCTTCCGCGGGGCTGCTAAATTCGGGCGAAAGGAGCAGTTTTATGCCAATTCGTCCGATAAATCCATTGCCCCGACCCCGCCGGAAGCGTTCGTCCACGAAGCTGACCAGACCTGAGATCAAGCGGTTGCTCGGGTCGGTCAAAAGTAGTGGCATTGAGATCGGAGCGGTCTGCTTCACCCCCGATGGCGGGCTGAAAGTCCTCACGCCAACAATGGCCGTCGAGGCCGATGGGAGCGCCTTCGACGAGTGGAAGGACCGTCTTTGAAGGGCGGGCCTCACATCGTTCCCAAGCGCCTCAAGAGTGGCCCTGCTTGGTATATCTACGCTTGGCGTGGGGGGCCGCTTGTCCGTAAGTCGGAAGGCGGAAAAAAGCCGAGGGTGACTGCGGACGACTGGGCGAGGATCACTGCCGCGCGGGCTGAGGAAGTGAATGATCCCACGGATACCGTCGGAAAGGCGCTGACCGCCTTTCGAGCATCCAACGAATGGAAAAGCCTAGCAGTCAGCACGCAAAAGGTGTGGGGTGCGTCTCTAGACCGGATCGAGAAGAAGTGGGGGAAGGCCCCGCTAAAGGCCCTAGATGATCTCAGAATGAGGCCCAAGATTGTCGCTTGGCGCAACAGCATGTCGGACACCGCACGCACGGCGGACATCGCGATCATGGTGCTAAGGAAGTTCTTCCAGTGGGCTGTGCTCGAAGGGCATATGATCCACAATCCAGCTATTGGCATCCCGACTATCGACCGCCCCGAGGGTCGCGCGGCGGTCATTTGGCTGCCTGAAGATTTGGAGGCCATTAAGGCGGTTGCAGATCAGCCGCTTCGCGATGCCATCGACCTCGCCGTCCTTACAGGTTTGCGGCGCGCAGATTTGGTAGCCTTGCGTTGGGATGAGGTCGGTGATGTTGGTATTCGTAGGACCGCCGCAAAGCGTTCACGGGGCAAGCGATTTACTGTCTCTCTCCCTAGGCTTCAGGAACTCGATCAACTGCTTGATGCCCTTCGTGAGAGGCCAAGGAGGCCAAACGTGGAGACTGTGCTCGTGAATAGCCTTGGAAAATCTTGGACGGGCGATGGCTTGAATTCCAGCTTTCATGATGCACGCAAGCGAGCCAATAATGGGGCGGGCATCTGGCACACTGAACGTGATCCGATCACTGGTGAGGAAAGGCGCATCCAGAAGCGACTGCACGATCTTCGCGGGACGTTTGCAACTCGCATCATCGCGCACGCCAATGCAAATCTCACCAACAATGAGGTCGCCGAACGGATGGGCTGGTCTCCCCAGCACGTCGATCAAATCCGGAAAAAGTATGTTGACGACAGGGCCATTGTGAGTGATTTGACCCGGCGGCTCCGGGGCGATGTGTAAACCGCATTGTAAACTGCCGGGGTTTCGATGGCCTAAGCTATTGAAATGCGGGTGTAGCTCAATGGTAGAGCAGAAGCTTCCCAAGCTTGGCGGTTACTGATTTTCCTAGAGAATTTGCCGCGAATTGTGGTGAATTGGAAGGATTTCAGGCGGTCTTGTTGGAAGGATCAGTCGTCATCCTCGGGATCTCGAATGGTGCAGATCGCGACCGGCTGCTGTTCATAACGGCATTCGATCGGGGCGCCGCAACTGGGGCATTCGGTAGTGCCATCCTCCACGTCCTGGTAGCAGCAAGGCGTGGTGAAATAGTCTATCCATGGCGAGTTGCTGCATTGGTCGCCGGGCTTTGCATCCATCGTGCCGTAGGTGATCATCGGTTACTCTCCTTCTTCCCGGCTTCCTTCGCTTCCCTCGCGGTCACCAGTGCGATCGCGCGGGCGGCGCGGCCGGTGGTGCGGGGCATGTACACCTTGAGGATCCGGCGCGTCTCGTCGATATCGTGGCCGGTTATCGCGGCGATCAGGTGATCCTCGAGGCCGAGCTCGCCCAGGTACACCACGCAGGTGCGGCGCAGGTCGCGGAATTGCAGCGCGCGGATCTCGGCCGCGAGCGCCTCATCGCCATTGGCGGCGGCCGACGCGGCGGCGGCTTCGCGGATCTCGGCGAAGTCGCGCTGGAAGCGGGTGGCGCCGTGCTTGCCTTCGTATGCCGCCAGCGTTCCTTGTGTCCCCTTCTCCATCCGGCGATCGGTGATCACGCGGGTGTCATCAAGGATCAGCTCGAAGCGGCCGGCGGCGCGTGCGCGGGCGATGTTGGCTTCGACCCGGCGGCGGACCTCGCCCACCACGGGAACCTCGATCCAGGCGCCGGTCTTGATCTGGCGGATGCGGATCCCGCGCGGCACGCCATCGGGCGCGGCGGCGGCGAGCACGGCGTGGTCCTCGGGCTGCATCTTGTGTTCGGGCAGGGCGACCCACTGGGGGATCGTCGTCTCGAGGATATCAGCCTCGCGCTGGCCGATCGCATAGCCGAGCATGACGGCGAGCGCGATCGAGGGGAAACCGAGCCGGTCGGCGGTGGCGACGATCAGCTCGCGCGCGGGCGGGCTCCATATCGTCTGGCGCGGATCCGGGGCGGCCATGCCGAACGCCTCGAAGGGGTTCTTGCCCTGCTCCCATCGCCCTTCGTCGATCAGCCATGCGAACAGCTGGCGGCCCATCTTGAGCGTGTTGTGGATCGCGTGTTCGCCGACGCCCGATTTCATCATGCCGTCGCGCAGAGCGCGGACGCGCTGGCGGGTGATGTAAGCGAGCGGAAACTTGCCGCCCCATGTCTCGAGCCGCTTGAGGCCGGTGCGATAGGTGCGCGCGGTGTTGTCACCGACGCGCGGGGTGCCGTTGGCGCGGGTGCCCTCGATCACGGTGCGGGTGTAATCGGCGATCGCGCCGGCGAGCGTGCCGTCCTGCGGCCGGCTGCGGATCTTCGGCAGGGCCTCGCCTTCGCGCCAGCGTTCCACCTGGCGGTTGATCTCGCGCGCGGCGTCGATCGCGGCGGCTTCATCGCGGCCGAGCGGGCGGGCGTGCCAACCGGCGTCGGCGAGCGTCTTGCTGGGCTGCCAGTAGTAGTTGGCGCTGCCGTCCTTGTTGCGGCGGGTGACAAGGAAGGGGATGCGGAAGCTAGCCATCGTTCCGGTCCTTCCGGTCATAGCGGTTGGGGTGCGGCGGGCGGGCGAGCTGGTCAGCGGTAAGGTTGCCGGCGAAGGCGGGCGAGATCCTGCGCTCGAGCGCGCGGCACTGGTCGGCATGGGTGATCAGAGCGGCGGCGATATCGCGCAGGAAGCCGTCGTGCAGGCGGCGCTGGCCTTTGACCAGGGCGCGGATGGTGTGCTCGCTGACGTCGAGCAGGCGCGCGGTGGCGCGGAAACCGCCGAGCAGCTCGACCGCCTCGGCAAAGCGGGTGCGCTGGATATCGGGATCGGTGGGGATGGGTTTCGACATTGATCGCTCCTGGTCGGATCTCGAGCGTGCCGCGACCGGATTGTCGGCGGCGAAGGTAAGGTAATCGGGTGAGGCGGCGCGGGCAAGGTGCCTTGGAGGGGGGAGAGAGAGGACGGTCATCCCCGCCCGCGCCGCTTCGGGACAGTGTTCGGTTATCGGGATGGGTCCATAGGCTGCTCCGTCAAAATGATCACACAGGTGTCAGTCCGGCTCGCAAACCTCGACCCAGTCCTCGGCCAGCATATCCGTCTGCGACGCCAGCCACCCGGTGAGAACCTTCTTGTCGGCGGTCATCATGCGGATCGATCCGAGCGCCTCAATCTCACCGCCGTTTGCTTCGGCAACCGCGCGCAGATGCTCTTCACGGCACCACTCGGCCTTCACGGTCGCTGCGGGCAGCAGCCAAAGATACATGCCCTTCCCATTCCAGCCTACACGAGCCACGCGCTTGCCCTGCTTGAGCAGGCGGATTGCCTGCCCGAAGTCCATTCCTTGTTCGTCCATCAAATCAGCTCCTGTTGCTGGGGTGGTGTTGCGGCCGCGGCAAGCGCGGCGGTGTGTTCGTCCCATTCGCGGCGGGCCTGTTCGATATCAGGGCCGACCGTGACCAGGCCGAATTGCGGACGGCGGCCGTTGCTGGCCAGCCAGTCGAAGCCGTCGTCGTAGCGCGCGAGCAGCGCCTCGAGGCAGGCGGTGCGGTGCGCGGCCTCGGCCTGCGTCATCCGGCATTCGGCGATGCGCGCGGGGTAGATCCGGGCGCGGAAGCCGAGCTCGCGCTGCAGGCCCTGGCGGCGGGCCGTCCAGCTTAGGCCATGCTGCGCCGGGGCGGGCAGCGCCGGGGTGTAATCGCTCGCCTCGATCCGGCGCGCGTCCTCGAGCCATGCCTCGCACAGGGCGAGCTGGGCGGCGGCCTCGCCCTCGCTCATACGGGCCTGTTCGATCCGACGCGGATAGAAGCGGCGGCGCTGTTCGAGCTCGCGCGCGCATTCGGCGACGACGTGCGCGGCGGTGATCGCGGGATGGGAGGGGTGAAGGTTCATGCCTTCCCAGCGCCCGGCGAAAAGCACTCCAAGGCCTGATGCCATGAGAAAGTAACCATGCCGATCCAATGCTCGAAAGCATCATCGGAAAGATTGTCGACACCCCGGCCAGCCATGAACAGTCCGCAGTTTGCGACCAGTGCCCCCACGATCAGACTGACCATGAATTCCTGGTGAGGGATGCCTTGCAGGCCCGCTTGCATCACCCGGCCGGCAAAATACTCGGCAAGGGCCCTGCGCTCCGCGTCGGCGATTTCATCGTGCTCGCCGTCACCGAATGCGCCCCAGCTGTCGGGGCGGCCGATATGCTTGTAGGGATCGAGCTTCATGGCCGTTCGACCTTGGCGTGGTGGAAGGCGAGGGCGCGCATGTCCTCGAGGTGGCGGCTCTGTGCGTCGTAGGCGCCTTGTGATTGCTTCGCTCCGGCGGGGCGCAGGCCGGCGCTCCACAGCGCGTCGATCAGCTGCTGCGCCTCGAAGTCGGTCAGCGAGAGCGTGGGGGCCGTGAGCTTACCAGGGTCGCGGACGTCGATCGTGAAGTCGATCGGCGCGGCGGCGTGGCGGCCGGCCTCGGACAGCTTGAGCATGTACAGGTTGACGTGCCCGGTGAAATAGCTGCGTTCGGCGCCGAAGCGCAGGCCGGTTTCGATAAAGTCAGACATGGCGGGCCTCCTTCATCGCGGCGAGCAGGGCGTTGCTGCCGGAGCGCATCGCGGCGACGTGCAGGCGGGTTTCGTTGCCTTCGAGCAGGCGCGATAGCGTGGTGGCGACGAAGCGCGGGGAGCGGCCGAGGCGGCGGGCGATGGCCTGGGCGGACAGGTCCGCGTCCCACAGGTCGAGGATCTCGCGCTCGGTGGTGTTGATCCCGTCGCGGTGGAAGGCGCTCATGCCAGCCACCCGAGCAGCCACGCCGCGCCGAGCCCGGCCAGACCCCACACGATCAGCGTGCAGGTGCCGATCAGCGCCCAGGTGGCAAGGTTTACCCAGTCGAGGCGGTGCGGACGGCGGCGCATCAGTCGAGGCCCAACGCGGCCTTGTAGGTGTCGAGCACCATTTCCTGTTCGCGGCGATCGTCAGGGCGCATTTTCCGCAGGCGGACGATCTGGCGCATGATCTTGGCGTCGTAGCCAACCGCCTTGGCCTCGGAATAGACGTCGCGGATATCATCGGCGATGCCCTGCTTTTCCTCTTCGAGGCGTTCGATGCGCTCGATCAGCAAGCGCAGGCGATCGTCGCTGGCGGCGGTGTCGCCGCTATTGTGTCCGGGACCGCTCATGCCCCGATCACTCCGGCGAGCCACAGGATCGCGAGGATCCCGGCGGCGAGGACGGCCGCCGCGGCGGCGACGACGAGGCGCTGGTCGCGGTTGCGCTGCGCAGTGATCGCGTCGGCCTCGCGCTGCAGCCACTCCGGCAATTCCTTGAGCCCTACCGCTTCGCTGCTTGAGGGCAAATCGCGCTCGTTGAAAGGCATGGGATTGTTCATTCGGAGCTCCGTTGTTGTGCGGAAAAATCTTCACAATCGATCAGCGCCACGAGGATGGCGACGGCGGTGATCAGGCGGTTGCGGCGCTTGACCGGGCAGCGAGCCATGACGCCATCGCGGAAGGCCTGGTCGGATATGCGTTTGAAATAGACCCAACCGTGCGCAGCATCGCCTTCGGGCGTGTGGCCCTTTTCGGCATGGCGCGCGCGTAGCCGGGCGACGTCAAGCAGGGCCTGCGAAAGAAAAAGCTCCCCTGCCTGCGATGGGTCGCAAGTTGCAGGCAGGGAAGCAGGCGGCCCGTCGCGAATGCAATCGACGGGCGGGGCCATCGCCTGGTGAGGAGGGACCATTCCAAACAGGCGACGGTATTGCGGTGAAGCTTGGAAAGTCTCCCCCTCGACGGCCGCGGATTTCGTGGGGCGATCCGCCGGGTCGAGGCCGTCGAGAGGAAGTACGGGATGGGCAAAGATCGCGGGCGCGGTCACGGATTGGCTCCGAGCACGGCCGGCGCTGGCGCGGCGAGCTGCACGGCGGCGTCGATCGCCACGTTCAGCAGCAGCGCGATGCCAATGCCGAAGATCGCGGCGGTGACATATTCGAGCGCGTGCTCGATCCGCGCGGCAAGGCGAAGCAGCTGGCGCGGGGTCATGCCTCGAGCCCCCCGACAAGCTGCAGGTGGCAGGCGTTGCGGTCCATTTCCTCGGCGGCTTCGTGCGCGGCTTCATCGGCGAGCGCGGCGGCGGCGGCGGGGGGCAGATAGTCGCCCATCCAGACTTCGACGCCGCGGCGGATCCAGCGGCTGCGCTGGGCATGGATATCGCCGGAGATCCGGCCGCCGTGCGCCAGGTGCGGCAGCGGCCGCGGAAAACCGAGATTGGCGATCAGGCCTTCGACGTAACGGATCTTCGACACGTCGGTGCCGGCATGGCCGAGCTGGCGGCATATCCAGTGCAGGGTGCAGGTGGGCTCGTCATCCTGTGCGAGCAGTCGGGAAACGACAGACATGAACACGCCTCCGGGTGGTTACGGAGCGGTTCATATTGCCAGAATGGATATGCTGTCAAGCCAGTTTGGATATGGCCTAGGTCAGCGCGATCCACGCCAGCGTGATCGCAAGGCTGGTTGGCAGGCCAATCAAGGCTGCCACGCAGTTCTGCAATTGCTGGCGTTCATGGGGGAAAGCGTTGACCCGGTCCAGCCACAGGTTGGCCGCAATATAGGCGGCAGGACCGAAGCAACCAAACCACAGCCCCAAGGCCACGGCGTCCGCTTCGTTCAAGCGGCGTCGCTTTCGGGGTGGTTGTGTTTCCAGGGCACGACGACGTCGGCGAGCTGGTTGAGCTGCTGGCGCTCGCGCTGGTCGGCCGCGCGCATCCGGTCGATCATCGCGCGCTCCTCTTCGCTGAGCGCGTAGGGGTTATCCACAGCTGGGAGCAGGTCCGCCGGGGTGACGCCGAGCACCGGCGCGATGCGGCGCATCCATTGCTGATCGAGCTTGCGCGAGCCGACTTCGACCTTCTGCAGCGCGCCGGCCGTGATGGAAATACGGCGCGCAAGCTCGGCCTGCGACATGCCAATTTTTTCGCGCAGTTCGCGGATCCGGTTGGGGGGTGCGGAATTGTCGCTCACCAACCTAATATAGCCAGACTGTGGCTTATCCATATTGGCGTATTGCCAAAGCGGATATGTTTTGTCTATCCAATTTGGCAACGATTGTAGTCCCAGAACAGGACAGGTGACACCGTGAAGCTGGCCGATTGGCGTCGCACCGCCGGATTGACGCAAGAGGATCTCGCCTCCCAGCTGGGCCTGATCCCGGTTTCGATCGCGCGTTACGAGAGCGGCACAAGGCTGCCCGGCCCGGCGACGATGATCGCGATCTTCGAGCTGACCGGCGGGGCGGTGCAGCCGAACGATTTCTATGCCTTGCCCAACCTCGCAGCGCGGCAAGCAGCGTGAGGCGTGGCGATGCAATTGCGTTTTCCTCATTGCGTCATGCCTAGGGTCCAATCCCTAACGGCCTGTAAATGCAAACTCTTAGGGATTGGCAGATGAGCGCGCCCCGCCTCACGCCGCACGCCCATGTGGTGGGCAAGCTGGGCAGCGACGGGCAATGGCGCGTGCTGCTGATGGTGCCGCTGCCCGATGGTGCCGACATGATCGAGCACGAGCTCGACGTCGACGCGGCCGAGAAGCTTGCCCGGGGCCTGCTCGACTATGCCAAGCTGGTGCGCGAGCGGCGGGGATTGCCGCCGGCATGAGCCTGAAACTCAAGATCACCGCTTCGGGCACGTTTGGCGAGATCGCCGCGCAGCTGACGCTGCCGACCGACAGCCAGACCTTCACGATGAACCCGACCGGCGCGCGCCAGCTGGCGGGGCACCTGTTGCGGCTTGCCGATCTGGTCGAGGGCGCGGAATGAGCGGGCGGGCCTCAAGTAGCGAAGCGGTAGGCCGACAAGGCACGCGATATCTGGACGACACCGCGCAGGTGGTCGACGCGATCAACGCGCTTGCCGCTAGCCTTGCGCCCGAGTTGCTGCCGAACGGGCGCAAGGCGGGCAACAAGTGGATGTTTTCCGGGATCCCCGACACGGGCGCGAGCGAAAGCGCCTGGGTGAACCTGTCCGGTTCCAAGATCGGGCACTGGTGCGACGCGGGCAACTGCGCGCCCGGCGAGGAAAAGGGCGACATGATCGACCTGCTCCGGCTCAAGCTGGGGCTCGATGCGCGCGGCGCCTTCGAGGAAGCGCGGCGGCGGCTCGGAATGCCTGTGAGCGGCGAGCGGCGCGAGCTGACCCAGGAGGAAAAGCAGCGCCGCGCGGCCGAGGCGCAGGCCCGCGCCGAAGAGCGCGCCGCGGCCGAGCGCGACGAATTCGAGCGCAAGGCCAAGCGCGCGCGCCAGCTGTGGCTGGGGGCTGCGCCGATCGCCGGGACCGGCGGCGACTTCTATCTGCGCGGCCGCGGGCTGGTGCCGGGATCGACGGGGCAATGGCCCGGCTCGCTGCGGTTCCATCCCGAGATCTATCATGGCGGCTTGCAGATCAAGCTGCCGGCGATCGTCGCCTGCATCGTCACGCCCGAAGGCCGCCAGATCGGCACGCACCGGATCTTCCTGCAGCAGGACCGGCAAGGCCGCTGGCGCAAGCTGACGGGCGCGCCGGCCAAGATGGTGCTTGGCAACCAGTGGGGCGGTTTCATCCCGATCAACAAGGGATCGAGCGGCAAGCCCATGAGCGACATGACCGAGGGCGAGCCGATCTATGTCTGTGAAGGGCCGGAGGACGCGGTGGCGATCCGCATGATCAAGCCCGAAGCGCGGATCATCTGTTCGATCAATCTCGGCAATATCGGCGCGATCGTGCTGCCCCGTCAGGCGCGCAGCCTGGTGATCGTGGCCGACCGCGACGACAAGCCGGCCGCGCGCGACGCGCTGGAAACCGCGATCGCCCGCCAGCAGGCGCGCGGGGTGAAGGTTTCGATCGTGATGCCGCCCAAGGCGGTCGGCGGAGTGCCGGTCAAGGATATCAATGACTGGGTGCTGGCGCTGCGCGAGGCCTCAAGCAGCGCAGCGGTAGGCCCGGCTAAAAATGGCCAGGAGCGTGCGGCATGAGCTACACCTGGTCCTGGGCAGATTACGAGCGCGAAAAGCGCAAGGCCGAGCGCGCGGCCGCTCGCCGACAAACTTCATCCGCGGGTAAGCCAACAGCCGACCGCACGCGCGGCTGCGATGGGCGGGCTGCGGAGAAGGCGGGAGCGCAAGCCCCCGCGCACGTTGCAAACCGGCCCGCGGCGCCGGCGGGAGTGGTAGTCCCGCCGGTGAGGTATCCGGAGAAAGCCCGCCAAGCGTGTGTTGTTTTCTGTGGCGAGCGGATCGCGATCGCCGACGCGCCGAGCGGCATGGAGCAGACGGCGGCGCGGTGGCGCGGCCCGCGGCCGGCGCCGATGGAGCCGCCGCCGATCCCCGAAGCCAAGCGCAACCAGGTGATGTGCCGATGCGGTTCGCGATCGAGCGGCCGCGGTTTCGGCCCTGTGCCGGCGTGGTTCGGCGCCAAGTGCATCGAGCGCGATTGCCCGCTGCGCAGCAATGACAAGAGAAAGGCCGGTTGATGGCGGGGGCGGACGTGACACCGATCAAGGAAGCGCTGGACAATCCGGTCCCGGCGCCGCGGCTTGCCGATGACGGCGAGGCCCGGCCCGATCGCCGCGGCCGCGACCGGCCGCCCTTCCCGCGCGATTGCCCGGTGAAGCCGCTGGGGATCAAAAGCTCGGTCGACGGCAAGCAGACCTGCTATTACCTCGACGTCAACAAGCAGCTGGTCGGCCTCGAGGCGAACAATCGCCACGGCAAGAACGGCGTGGTCGCGCTGTTCGGCGGCGAGGAATGGCTCGAGGAGCATTTCCCCAAGTGGAGCAAGCCGACGCGCGAGCGCCCGGCCGAGATCGTGGGCTGGGACCAGGCCGAGGCCACGGCCGCGCTGATCGGCGAATGCGTGCGCAAGGGCGTGTTCAGCGCCGCCGGCAAGATGCGCGGCCGCGGCGCGCACCGCCATGACAATGGCGGGCTGGTGCTGCATTGCGGCGACAAGCTGCTGGCGAGCCACCACACGATCGAGGGCCGGATCCGCGATTTCAAGTGGGAGGATCCCGGCCTGCTGGCTGATCACGTGTACCCCGGCGACGATCCGATCCCCCGGCCCTGGCACGAGCCGGTCGGCCCCGAGGCGGCCGCGCTGCTGATCGCCGGCACGCCCGGGCGCGACGGATTGCCCGGCCTGCTGCGCACCTGGAACTGGCGGCGCCCGCTGCTGGATCCGCGTCTGTTGCTGGGCTGGATCGGCGCGGCGATGATCGGCGGCGCGCTGCGCTGGCGTCCCAATGCCTGGCTGACCGGCGGGCGCGGCACCGGCAAATCGACCTTGAACGGCGACGACGGCGTGCTGGCGCTGCTGCTGGGCAAGGGCGTGTTCCGCACCGGCAATGCCAGCGCGGCCGCGATCCGCCAGAGCCTGGCCAATGCGACCGTGCCCGTGCTGTTCGACGAGCTCGAGGCGAGCGTCGATAACCGCAAGGTCAACGAGGTGGTCGAGCTGGCGCGCGTTGCCTCGAGTGGCAGCCCGATGCACCGCGGCGGACAGGATCATAGCGCGCACGAATTCACGCTGCGCAGCGCATTTTTCTTCTCGAGCATCAACATCCCGGCGCTGCAGCCGCAGGACCGCAGCCGGCTTGCGATCCTCGAGCTGCGCCCCTTCCCGCAGGAATGGCCGGCGCCGCCGGATCTGGCGCGCTACAATCTCCCCGTGCTTGGCCGCAAGCTGTTGCGGCGGATGATCGACGGATGGCACCGGCTCGAGGCGACCAAGATCAAGTTTCACGAGGCGCTGGCCGAGGCCGGGCATGATGGCCGCGCCTGCGACCAGTTTGGCACGCTGCTGGCCTGTGCCGACGTGCTGATCCATGATCACGACACGGCCGACGGCTTGCCCGATTTCGAAACCGTGCTGGAATGGGCGGACCGTTGCCGGCCGGAGAAGATGCGCGAAATCGCGCAGGAAGAGCCCGACTATGCACGCTGCCTGCACCACATGCTGGGCGGGCAGGTGCAGGCGCGCGGCGGCGACGAGCGGGTGGCGCTGTCAAGCTGGATTGGCGACGCCCTGGACTATGCCGTGACGCCGATGTTTGCCGGGAGCGACGAGCGCGCCGGCGATGAGCGCGCGGCCGATCGCCTGGCCAATATCGGGCTGAAGCTGGTCAATGCGCGGTTCTATCCCGAAGAGCGCGACGCGGCCGGCAAGGTTTCCAAGCCGGCGCGGTGGGGGGCGGAAAGCTACAAGCCCGAAGAGCCCGGCTTCCTGGCGCTGGCGGCCAATTATCAGCCGCTTTCAAAGTTGCTGGAGGGCACGCTGTGGGCGCCGATCTATGGCGACGTGCTGGCGCGGTTCCCGCAGGCGGTGGAGTGCCGCAAGATCAAATTCGGGCGAACCGGCCTCAAGGCGGTGCTGGTGCCGCTCTATCACGTCCTGGACGAGGAGCAGCTGCCCGAAGCCAGCCAGAAGGCGGCGGTGCGGCGGTGGATGGAAGAGCTGGGTGCGGAGGCCGCGGCGTGACGACGCGCGCGGCCTCCCCGGCCCGTGGCGGGCTAGAACAGCGCGGGCGAGCGCACGCGATCGAACAGGCCGAGGCCGTCGACGTCGGCTTGCGCGCGTCGGCCGCGAAGCGGTGCGAGGCTGCGCAGCTCGAGCGCCTTGCGATCGCGCTCGAGCTCGGCCGGATCAATCAGGGTGATCACGCCGCGCTCTTCCCAGTCGATCAGCACGCACGGCTTGATCAGCATGTGCGCCTTGCCGGTGCGGAGCAGGGTGAAGGCGAAATAACCGGGCTCGTCGTCCTTGAGGTCGAGCCGGTAGCGTCCGGCAATTTCCGGGTTCTTGTCATCGCGAAAGTGGACGATATCGCCGGCGGTGGGCGTCCAGGTGGTCAGCTTGGCCATGGCTCAAAGTGCCTCCCGCAGCTCGGCCGCCACGTTGGCGGGCAGTCGGTCGAGGATCCCGGCAAGGATCGCGGTGCGGCAAGCGATTTCCGAGGGCTCGCTGTAGCCGCGCTTCGCCTGGCGATGGTTGAACGTGTCGATTGCCGCTTCCTCGGTCGGGTTGCCGTAGCGCGCAGCGATCGAGGCGGCCGCCTGCCAATGCTGGTTCTGATCCGTCAGGCGGGCGATGTACGCCGGATAATTATGATCCGGGGCGAGGCCATTGCGGCCAAGCTGGGCTTCAAGCTTGGTGGGCATTGTGTCGGTCCTTTCCTTGACCAGGCGCGGCCCTGTGCCGTCGCCTTGTGCGGGGGGCCTGGTGGCCGTCCCTATGGCCGCCCGGCGGGTGCCAGGCGGCGCAAGGGATGGTCAGAAGGCGAAGGCGGCTTGCGGGGGCGCCTCGGCCGCCGGGGCGGGCTTGGCGGCCGCGATCGGGGCCTCGGCCGGGGTGCTGGCGGGCTGGGCGTCGCCGGCGTTGGCGAGCACCATGTCGGCCGCGGCCTGGGCAAGGCTCGCAGCCTTGAAGATCGCGCGCTTGTCATCGCGCAGGGCCTTGAGCCAGCTGGCGAGATAGGCGCTGTGGTTTTCGATGTGCTCGCCCACGATGCCGAGCCGCGAACCGACAAAAGCCGCGCCCATTTCCGCCACCAGCTCCTCGAAGGCGTAGGCCGTCTTGGTGTTGGCGCCGAAGCGGTCGAGGCGCGACTTGTGCCCGGTCCAGTGGCACAGCTCGTGCGCGAGGGTGGCGAGATAGCCGCTCGAGCTGGCGAAGCGCTCGAAATCCGGCATGGTGACGATATCGGTCGCCGGGGTGTAGTAGGCGCCGGCGCCGCCTTCCTGGATCGTGGCGCCGCAGCTGCGCAGCGCAGCCTCGGCCGCCCGGTCCCGTTCGATGCCTTCGGCCGGCACGATCGGGGCGCTGGCGAATTTGTCGGGCAGGCCGTCGATCTGGTCGCTGTTGAACACGACGTAGGTGCGCAGCATCGGGATCGCCTTGTCCTCGCCGGTCTCCTTGTCCTCGACGGTGAGCTGCTTGAAGAACACGATGCGGGTGCCCTTGGAGCCCTTGCGGACGCTGGCGCCGAGATCGATCGCCTGCTTGAACGTCATCCAGCGGTCGCCGGTGAGGCCTTGTTCCATCGCGCTCGCCCACAGCAAGAGCACGTTGATCCCGCGGTAATATTCGCCGGTGGCGCGGCGCGGCATGGAAAGGCCGCCGTCCTGCCAGGGCTTTTGCCAGGGCTTCTTGCCGGCCTCGAGCTGGGCGAGGATGGCGTCGGTCACTTCCTGATAGGTGTCGAATTTGGCCATGTTGATCGATCCTCTGTGATCGCAGCGCGGCCCGATTGCCGTCGCTGTGGTTGTATTGATAAAGTTATACAACAAACCGTGTCAAGCGGTTTTTTTCAACATCCCGGCAAATGGCGGGAAACCGCCATTTCTCAACCAATAATGCGCGCGAGCAGCGGCCGCGAAGCGGTCGCGGTGCGCTCGCGCTCTGCCTCGTCTTTGCCGTGCAACCCGGACCCGATCGCGCCGCGTCGCTTGGCCTCTTTCACCCCGGCCCGTTGGCTTTGCCAAGGAAGTGATTGGCACGTTTCGGGAACCAGCTGGGCCCGGGGGGTGGTTCCCGTTGGGAACGCTCGGGAACCGCTTGGGGAACGCCTAGCGCGTTGTTATTGCTCGATAATCGCGCCGGTTCCCGTGGTTCCCGGTTTTTGGATGCAGCCAGATGCGCGTGCGGGCACACGCGCGCGCGCGTATAGGGCGTTCCGCAAAAAAGCGGGAACTTGGGAACCGCTATCTATTCTCTATGTTATAGAAGGGTTTAGTGGTTCCCGAACGGTTCCCGAGTGGTTCCCGACGGGAACCGGCTTGGCGCTGCGGGTGATTGGGGGCCGCGGTCGGTCGCCGGTGGATATTCTAGCGGCGCGATATCGGTCGCAGCTCGGCGCGATCGGCGTCGGAGGCGCTGGCAGGGGCCAAAATCACGGGACTGGCGCGAAAAGTTTCCGGGTTTTCGGGGGCGCGGCCGGGCTGCTCGAGCAGCTGGGGCGCGTCGTCCAGGGCGAGCGCGGGAATGGCGGAATTCTGCCGTTTTCGCAGGGCTCGAGCGGGCATGTTGGAAGCCTTGCGTTGGAAGGATCGGCGCAAGGCATTGCCATTGCTGCGCTTTCTGGCGCTGGGCGTAAGCCTGACAGGCTTCGACCCGGCCCCCTGGTCGAGGGCCCCGGGGGCCGATCGGCCCCGACCCCCCCATGCCCCCATCGCGGCCGAGCCCGATCCCTATCACCCTGGCGCGCCAGACTGGCAGGATTTGGATCCGCTTGCCCGACGCCGGGCAGCGCCGCTGCGCCTCGAAGCCTTGCGGCGGCACAGGCACCGCGCGGGCGGGGACGCGGCAAGTCTGAGGCCGGACTGACGGGTCGGGGTAGGGTGAGGGCGCCGATCCATGCCGCGGTGGCGGCAACGGGCCGGGGTGAGGCCCTGATCGTCTGCGGTGCCGGGAATACGGCGCTGCGTCGGACCAACCACGCTAAAGCGGGAGGCGCGCGTGTCAACTGACCCGTTCAAACCCGGTGGAAAAGTCGAGCTCGAGCAGGCGGCGGCCGAGGCGGCCAAGCTGATCGATGCCGAGATCGCCGAAGCGGCCGCGGCCGAGCAGGGCGGGCTGTTCGACGACGATCCGATCACCGCCGAGGAAGCGGCCGAGGCCTATGAAGAGCTCGGCGGCAATCCGGGCGGGCTGACGGTGCTGCGGCACGTGCGCGAGAAGCGCAAGGCAGGGCGGCCCAAGGGGGCGAAAAACCGCGTCAACCGCGACGTGCAGGCCTACCTGCGCCAGTTCGGGCCGGATCCGGCGGTGGTGATGATGAAGATCCTCGGCGAGAGCGAGGAGGCGATGGTCGAACGCTCGCGCCAGCTCGATCCGCCCAAGAAGCGGATGACCTTCGCCGAGGCGCGCGCGATCCGCATCCGCTGCGCCGAGGCGACGCGCAAGATCTTCCACGGCGACCAGCCTGTGCAGGTCGATCACACGATCCAGGGCGTGCGCATTGTCGAGGAAATCGGCGGCCAGCGCGAGGCGCGCGACCGGCTGCTTGAGGCGCCGGTCAAGGTGTTGCCGGTTCGAGAAGGGGATGAGGGATGAGCGAGTTTCTGCCCGCATATGCGCTGTCGGTTCGCCAGCCTTGGGCTTGGGCGATCATTCACGGCGGGAAAGACGTCGAGAACCGAACGAAGGTGGCAATCACCAAAGGCTCAATGGCCGCTCCGGGTCAGGTCGCGATCCACGCCTCGAAGGGCATGACGCGCGACGAATACGAGGGCGCGCGGAGCTTCATGGCTTCGATTGGGGTGGAATGTCCTCGCCCTGATGCGCTGGTGCGCGGAGCAATCATTGGGTCCGTGCGAATTACGGCGGTTGCCAAGCAAAGTTCTAGCCCGTGGTTTTTCGGCCCGTGGTGCCTTGAGCTAGAAACTCCGGCGGCCTGCGAGCCTATCGCGTGCCCCGGTCAGTTGGGAATGTTTTTGTGGGAAAGTCGGGCCGGAGTGGGATCGATCGATCCGGCAAAGCCGTGGATGACTGCATGGCCAGATGAAGCTGCCCGTCCGCGCCGCGATGCTCCTTTGCCAGCCACGCCGCAGGGGCTGCTGCTGTGACCGAGATCATCACCCGCCGCCTCAATTCGCCGGGGCCGATCTCGGATGCGTTCCTGCTGTCGCGGGCGTTCATCAAGATCATCATCGGGCCGGTCGGTTCGGGCAAGACCATGACCGCGCTGCGCGCGCTGCGGCGCGTGGCCGAGCGGCAGGGCGGGCGGCGCGACGGCCGCGGCGTGTTGTGGCGCACCGCGCGCGTCGGGGTGATCCGTGAAACCTATCCGAACCTCGAGAAGAACACGCTCAAGAGCTGGTTCGACCTGATGCCCGAGGAGCTGGGCAAGTTCACCTGGAAGCAGCCCTACACCCACCGGCTCAACCTGATCCTCGCCGAGGACGAGGACGGCAACCCGATCGACGTGTGCGAGTTCGAGATCGAGTTTCGCGCGATCGGGGACCGCAGCGTCGAGGAAGTCACGCGCGGGTGGCAGGTGTGCGCGGTGATGGTCGACGAGGCGGACCTGCAGCCGCCCGAGCTGCTGTCGTTCCTCACAGGGCGCGTCGGCCGCGGCGGGATCGACCGCGATCTGATGGTGGATCCGCAGATCATCCTCTCGCTGAACGCGCCGTCGATCGACAACTGGGTTTACGGCCTCGCGATCGAGAAAAACCTCGGCGAGATGGACGAAGAGCTGCGCGAGCTGCTGGGCGACCGCGAGCTGATCGAGGTGTTCATCCAGCCCGGCGGCCGCGAGCCCGACGCCGAGAACCTGCACAACCTGCCCAAGGGCTATTACCAGATCCAGGCGGCCGCAAACCGGCACCGGCCGGGCTATGTCGACCGGATGATCGACAACAAGTTCGTGCCGTTGCAGCACGGGCAGCCGGTCAACCCCCAGTTCGATTACAAGACCCATGTGCGCGAGGGCCTCGCCTGGGATCGCAGCCGCCCGCTGATCGTGGGCGTCGACCAGGGCCTGTTTGCGGCCGCCGTCGCCTGCCAGCGCACGATCATGGGGCAGCTGCGGACGCTGCGCGAGGCGGTAATGTTCCGCGAGGACGGCAAGACGCTGATGAAGATCGGGCCGACTGCGGCCGGGGCGATGGTGCGGACCATGATCGCCGACAATTTCCCCGAGCTTCACCCCGACAATCTGCGCGTCGTCGGCGATCCGGCAGCCTGGGCGGCCGAGGATCGCGCCGACGCCGAGATGGACTGGATCCGAGCGTTCCAGAAGGGGCTGGGCTACCGGGTGCGCAAGGCCAAGACCAACCGCCCGACGCTGCGCAACGAGGCGATCTGGTCAGCCATGAGCGAGCGCGACGGCTACCTGGTCGACGCCAGCTGCAAGCACCTGATCCGCGGCCATTTGGGCGGTTACCACTACCGCAAGGCCGAGATTTCCGACGGCGAGACGCGAGGGCACCTCGAGATCGCCGACACCATCCACACCCACGTGTGCGATGCGGAGCAATATGCCGCGCTCGAAGGCGAGCACGTCATCGGGGACATTCAGGGCCGCCCCCGGCGCAGTGCGCCCATCCGGCTCGTCAGTGATTTCGACGTGTATCAAGGAGGTTGACATGGGTTTTCTGGTGAAAGCGGCCGGCGGTTTGCTCGGCATGGGGATCGGGGCGCTGTTCGGCAAGAAGCGCAAGCAGCAGGTGGTGCAGCCGCGGATCGCGACCCGCGACGACGCGGCGCTCGAGGCCGAGCGCGAGGAGGAGCTGGCGCGCCGGCGCGGCGCCAGCGCCGATCGCATCGTCGGCGCAAGCGGTGAACCGGCCGGCGGGCTCGGACGGCTGATCGTCGGCAGCTGACGCGGCCGGCAGCAACAATCCAACAGGAAAGGACATTCGTTGTGTCGAAAAATCAGGACAATTTGGAGCCCGCGCCGGCGACTGTCGGCGCTGCAATCACCGAAGCAGTCAAGGCGCTGACGGACGCGCTGTGCGCGCCGTTCGAAGGCGTGACGCCGATCGACGGCGAAGGCGAGGCGGAATACGTAGCGCGCGTTCTGCCGGTGGTGGCCGCCAGCATCCGCGAGCGCATGGAAACCGCCGAAGCCGAGGTGGCGGCGCTCAAGCGCCAGCTGCGATCGCAGAAGGGCGCGGCGACCAAGGCGCGCAACCGGATCGAGGAAATCGAGGAAGCGGCGAAGCCGCGCAAGCTGGGGCCGGTGCCTCGCGTGCAGGACGAAAAAGGCCGCGACGTCACGGTGGACACGCTGATGACGGCGATCGACAGTGCCGAGGAGATCGTGCTCGCGTTTTCCGACGGCAAGGCCGAGCTCGCCGGGATCCGGCCGCGCAAGGTTTCGCCCAAGGCGTTCCGCCTCACGCGCGGGCAGCTGCTGTTCACCGACGAACCGCTCGAGGTGTTCGGGCCGGGCGGCGAGAATGCGGTGAGCACGCTCGCCGGCGTCGCGCTGCTGGTGGACGGCCTGCAGGTGGGCTGGTCGCCGATGGCGATGCCGATCGCGATCGGCGCGGGCCAGACGGTCAACCTCGCCGGAAGCGTGATCTTCCGCTGATTTTCCACACGTTGAAGGGAAGCGATCGATGATCGAGAATATCCAGGACAGTGAGCTCGCCAAGGCGGACCTGCGCGACCAGGCCCGGCTCGAAAGCGAAAGAAAGCCGTGGGAGAATGCCTGGCGCGAGATTGACGATCGCTTCCCCAACGGGGCGGGCGGGTTCAACAAGACGACGCCGGGCGCGATCCGCGGCCAGCGCAATTACGACAGCACCCATATCACGGCGCTCGAGCGGTTTGCCGCGGCCGGGGTGGCGATCACGACGCCGGAAGAGCAGGACTATATCCGCCCGCGGTTCCTCGACGATGCGCTGATGCGCGACCGCGAGGTGCAGCTGTGGTGCGAGAAGGCCGGGCGGCGCCTCTATGCGATCCGCCACGCGGCGCATACCGGCTTCGGGATCGCGGTGAACGAGGACTGGGATCAGCTCGGCCGCTACGGCACGAGCCCGCTGTGGCAGGAAGCGACCGCGACGGGGCTGGTCTATCGCACGCTGCACCTGTCCGAATGCTGGATCGACGAGGATTTCGCCGGCCGGATCAACCGCGTGCACCGCAAGTTCGAGCGGACCGCGCGCCAGCTGGCCGACATGTTCGGCAAGGAAGCGCTGACCGAAAAGATGCGCAGGGCGCTCGAGCCGGGCGGCGATCCCGATACGAAGTTCGAGATCCTCCACGTGGTGGCACCCAACACCGAATGGGACCGCGACCGGATGGATTTCCGGCGCTTCCCGATCAGCAGCCGCTACATGGCGTGCGACGAGAAGATCTACCTGCGCCGGCGCGGCTATTTCACCATGCCGGTGAGCGTGTCGCGGCACATGACCAGCGCGGGCGAGATCTACGGCCGCAGTCCCGCCTTCAAGGTGATGCCCAATATCCAGGGCGTGAACACCATGAAGCACGTGGCGCTGCGCGCTGCGCACAAGGCCACCGATCCGCCGCTGCTGTTCCACGACGATTACGGCGCGACCAGCATCGTCACCAAGCCGGGCGGGCTCAATCCCGGTTTCGTCAACGAGAGCGGGCGGGCGATGATCGCCAAGATGCCGGGCGGCGAGGCGGGGATCCCGTTCACGCTCGAGATGATCCAGGACGAGCAGGCGACGGTGCGCACGGCGTTCCTCGAGGAGTTCTATGCGACGCTGACCGATCCCAACAGCCGGATGACCACCACCGAGGTGCTCGAGCGGATCGCCAAGCAGGGCGTGCTGGTGCGGCCGTTCGCGAGCCGCTACGCCACCGAAAAGCAGCACCCGATGACCCAGCGCGATCTCGACCTGGCGCTGCGCGCCGGGCAGATCGACCCCTTCCCCGAGGTGGTGCGCGAGGCCGGGGCCTGGCCGGTGATCGATTACGAGAACCCGCTGGCGCAGATGGCGCGGGCCGAAAGCGTGCAGAAGGATCTGCGCGGGATCGAGGCGATCACGCCGCTGGTGGGCTTCGACAACGGCGTGCTCGACGTCGTCGATATCGACGAGCTGGCGCGTGCCACGCTCGAGGATATCGGCGTGCGCCGGAGCGTGATCCGCACGCCCGAAGCGGTCGCACAGCGCCGCGCGCAGCGTCAGGAGACCGAGCAGGCGGCGGTCGATGCCGAGCTGCTGGCGACCGGCGCCGGTGCCGTCAAGGATCTGGCGCAGGCCGATGCGCTGGCGGGGGGTGTCTAGGTGAGCGTCACCCAGGCCAACCGGCTGCGCTGGCGCACGATCCTGCTGTCGCGCGAGGTCAAGCACCTGTTCCTGGCGGTGCCCGAGCGGTTCGCCAAGGCGGTGCTGGGCCGCTTCTTTCTCGGCATGGTGCTGCGCTGGCTGTTCCTCGGCGAGAATGGCAAGCCGCACCGTGCCGGCGAGATCGTGCTCGCCGCGCTGCGCCAGCGCGCCGGCTATCACCGGCATTCCAACTTCGATCCCGATCCGCACGTGCTCGCCTATCGCGAGGGCGCGCGGGCGACCGTGCAGGAGATCTTCAACCTGCTCAATCTCAACGAAACCGATGTTCAACAACTGATGGAGCTCGACGATGGCCTTGGACAATAATGACGACAGCGGCTCGGTGGACCAGCTGATTGGCGAGGGTGGCGGCACGCCGACCCCGACGCCGACCCCGACGCCTGCCGGTGAGGGCGGGAGCGAGGATGCCGGCAGCGGTGGTGGCGGCGGCGACGTGCCGGCCGAGTTCCTTGCGCAGTTCCCGACCGAAACCGGCGAGGGCGAGGGCGCGAGCCTGCAGGACTGGGTCAAGTCGCTGGGGGTGAAGGACGTCGCCAGCCTCGCCAAGATCGCCCGCGACAACCAGAAGGCGCTGCGCGAGAACGGCCGGATCAAGGTTCCCGGCGAAGGCGCGACGGCCGACGAGATCGCCGAATACCGCAAGGCGATCGGCGTGCCCGACAAGCCCGAGGACTATGCCCGGCCCGAGCCCAAGGATGCGAGCGGCAACCCGGTGCCCTACAACACCGAGCTGACCGACCGGATCTTCGCCGAGATGCACAAGCTCGGCGTGCCCAAGGGCGTCGCCGAGCAGCTGATCGCGACCGAGATCGGGCAGCAGCTGGCCGAATACGACGCAGCGGTGAAGGAGCTGCAGACCAAGGCCAATGCCCACATCAACAGCTGGGGCGCGGAGAAGGACGCGAAGCTCGCCCAGGTCAACGCCGCGCTGAAAGATCTCGGCTTCACGCGGGCCGACGTCGATCACATGCGGGCGATGCCGTCGGGCGTCGAGAAGTTCCTCGACGCGATGGCCAAGGTGGGCAGCAATTTCACCGAGGACAGCCTGATCAAGGGCGACCGCAAGAGCTTCGGCATGTCGCCGCAACAGGCGCAGGAAGAGCTCAACGCGATGAAGGCCGATCCGGCGCTGGCGGGCAAGATCATGGTGCCGGGCTCGGCCGAGCGGACGCGCTACGAGCGGTTGCTCGAGGCCGCGGCACAGGGTGCCGCCGCGTAACTGTGGATAAGTGCGGGGGCGGCTTGACGGCGAGTCGCCCCTCACTGATTTTTAGGGCTCCAAGTCCTGGCTTAGCTGCGATCCTGATGTTCAGGCAGCAGCCCCGGGCCCAGCTGCGGATGCAGCCGCCGACCGCGGGCGTAAAACGATAGAGTGGCCGGAGCCTTGCTCCCCTAGCCCTTCGACCAAATGCAACCCATTTGAACGGAGGGCGCCATGAGCGTCGAGAACGCCTACCAGGTCAAGTTCCAGAACAATGTCGAGATGGTGCTGCAGCAGGGCATGGACCCGATGCTGGCAGAAGCCGTCGTGTGGACCGATGATGCCTCGGCCGAGAAGGTCAAGGTGAAGGATATTTTCGCGGCCAAGCGCGCGAAGGAAGCCACCGAACGCAACGGCCGCACCGTGTGGGACAACCCCGACAATGACGGGGTGTGGATCCCCAAGCCCAACGAGCTTTACGAGGCGATGCTGATCGAGAATGCCGACAAGCTGGCGACCTCGATCAACCTCGACGGCGCGGCCACGATGGTGACTGCGGCGACGCTGAACCGGGCCCGCATCCAGCGCGTGCTCGAGGGCTTCTATGGCCCGATCATCAGCGGCAAGGCCGGCACCACCAGCACCGCCTTCCCGGGCGCGGCCGAGATCCCGGTGACCACCGGCGGCGCGAGCGGCAACCAGCCCATGAACACCAAGAAGCTGCGCGAGGCGAAGAAGTATCTCGGCGAGAACTTCAACGACAAGACGATGAAGCGCTACATGATCCTCACCGAAGAGGACAATGACGCGCTGCTCGACGAAGTGCCGGCGACCAGCACCGACTTCCAGAAGGCGTTCGGCGCGCAGGTCGACGAGAACGGCAACCTGGTGCGGATGCTCAGCTTCCACTTTATCCATGTCGAGCTCGACGATCCCAACCTCGACACCATTCCCGGCCTCGCCACGAATGGTTCGGGTTTCCGCCGCAACCCGTTCTGGGTGAAGGGCGGCCTCGTGGCCAATTACTGGCAGCGCCTGCGCAGCCATGTCGGCCTGATCCCCGAGCTGCGCTTCAATCAGGGCACCTTCGGCGGCACCACCCTCGCTTCGACCCGCACCCAAGCGGGCCGCTGCGGGATTGTCCTCAACGTCAAGGCCTAAGGCCCGCTCAAGTAGCGAAGCGAAAGCGAACGAAAGGAGCCTGACATGGCAGAGCGCACTCCCAAGCAGCTGGTCGGCGTTACCGACGGCACGCTGATCCCGGCCAAGCTGGCCGATGGCGGCGAAGTCGGCGGCAGCACGCGGACCAGCATTTTCAGCAAGGTCACCGGCACCACCTGGGCCGTCAACGACACTGTCCGCCTCGGCATCAAGCCGGCCGGTCACAAGGTCGTTTCGATCAAGCTGGTGACCGGCACGAGCCTGTCGACCACCACGATCGACGTCGGCACCGCGGCTGATCCCGACAAGTATGTGGACGGCGCAACGCTGACCACCACCAATCGGGTGACCGAGATCGGCGTGATGGCTGCGGCCATGGACGACGATCCGGGGGCGGAAGAGGATCTCTACGCGACGATCCTCACCACCGATATCGGTTCGGCGGTCGAGCTGTCGTTCATCGTCGAGACGATCGGGGTCACCTGATCGTAGCGAACAGCCCGGGCGTGGCGAGTTCGCCCGGGCACCCCGCGGGGAGGCTGCGCGCTGCGTCGGAGTTGCGAGCGGCCTCCCCCTTCGGATTTCGGCAAGGAGCTGATCATGGCAGCCTACAAGTACACCGCCCAGTATGGCAGCACCGGAAGCGCCGACGTGGCGATCGCCAGCGGCGATGCCGAGGCGCAGAGCGACACGATCAGCATCAATATCGACCTGGCCGCCATGGGGCGGGCCGAGGCGATCCACCTGATCGACAAGATCAAGGACAAGGTACTCTCGGCGCCCTGGCCGCCGCTGTAATCGGGCGGGGAGGACCGCCCGGGTGTCGAGTTATGTTGCCATCGCCAATAACGCAGCGATCACGATCGGCACCGCCGCCCGGCTGACGACGCCTGGCGACGATACCACGCTCGGGCGCGCTGTGGCTTCGGTGTGGGAAATCGAGCGGCTTGCCGCGCTGCGCGACGGCGCCTGGAATTTCGCGATCAAGCGCGACCAGATCGCGGCGCTCGAGGACGCGCCTTCGCACGGTTTCACCACCGCATTCCAGTTGCCGGCCGATTGCCTGCGTCTGATCGAGATCTACGAGCTGTCGCGCGATCGCTGGCAGCTCGAGGGGCGCAAGATCCTCGCCGATGCCACTGGCCCGCTGAAGATCCGTTACCTGCGCAACGTCACCGAGCCGGCCGAGTTCGATCCGCTGTTTGCCAAGGCCTTTGCCTTGCGGATCGCCTGCGCGATTGGCAACCGCATCGCGGGCAGCGTGTTCAAGGAAGAGCTCAACTGGGAGAAGTATCGCAAGGCCCTGGCTGAGGCGCGCCAGTCCGATGCGATGGAAAATCCGCCGATCCAGCCTTACGAAAGCGAATACATCACCTCGCGCTGGCTCGGCTATGCGCCTGACCTGCTGCATCTCGACGGGTTCCCGTACCGATGACGCGGCGGCATATCCTGACCGGCTTCATGGCGGGCGAGCTCGACCCGCATCTCGACGGGCGGATCGACACCGATCAATATGCCTTCGGCCTGTCGCTGTGTGAAAACTGGGTGGCGATCAACGAGGGCCCGCTGGTCAAGCGCCAGGGCTTCGAATTCGTGCAGGCAGCCGATGACACGTCTGTCTGGCTGACGGCCTTCCGTCCTTCGATCGAGCAGGAATATGTGCTCGAATGGGGCGAGGAGAAGGTCCGCTTCTACACCAACGAGGAGCCGATCGAGAGCAGCCCCGGCGTGCCTTACGAGGTCACGACGCCCTATGCCGCGGCCGAGGTGCCCTATGTCTCGGCACAGCAAAGCTTCGAGCGCCAGTACCTCGATCACCCCTCGCACCCGCCTTCGGCGCTGCGCCGGGACACGCCGACCACCTTCACTTTCGAGACGATCGACAACGAGAACGGCCCGTTCCTCGATACCAACACCGACGAGACGCGCACGCTGACCGCAAGCGCCACCACCGGGACGGTCACGCTGACCGGCAACGCCGGCTTCACCGCCAACCATGTCGGCGCGCTGCTGCGCATCGAAGCGCTGGACTTTGCCAATATCCCCCAGTGGGAGCCCGGCATGAAAGACGTGGCGATCAACGACAAGGTGCGCAATCGCGGCAAGGTCTATATCGCGGCGACCGCCGGCACCACCGGATCGGTCGAACCCGAGCACTCCGAGGGCAGCTTCTTCGACGGGCAGCTGACCAACGATCTGCTCAACGACAAGGGGCCTTACGGCGTCAAGTGGACCTATCTCCACGATCGCTTCGGGATCGTCGAGATCGCGACCGTGGCCAGCGCCTCAAGCGCGACCGCGACGGTCATCCGCCGCCTGCCCGACAGCCTGACCAGCGTTGCCAGCTACAAGTGGGCGCACCAGGCTTTCAGCAATGCCGAGGGCTGGCCGGAGCTGGTGACGATCTACAAGGGCCGGCTGATCCACTTCAAGGGGATCGATATCATCGGCTCGGTCGCCGGGGACTATGGTGGCGGGCGTGTCAATTTCTCGCAGTTCACCGATAGCGGCCTGATCGAGGCAGATCTTGCTTTCCGGCGCACCATCGGCCTTGCGGATCCGCCGGTGTGGGTGAGTGCCGACCGGCGGCTGCTGATCGGCACCGCCAATCTCGAGATGGCGATCGGCCCGCAGAATGACAGCACGGCCTTTTCCGGCGTCAATATCGAGGCCGAGCCGCAAAGCTATTACGGCAGCGAGCAGGTGTTCCCGGTGACGATCGGCACCGAGACGCTGTTCGTCGAGCGCGGCGGCCGCCGGGTGCGCGCGGCCGATTACGATTTCGGGCGCGATCGCTATGACGCGCCCGATCTCAATGCCACGAGCCGCCACATCACCGCCGGTGGCCTGGTGCAGTTGGGTTTCCAGCGTGTGCCGCACGCTTTGGCCTTTGCAGTGCGCGGCGACGGCGAGCTGATCGTCCATGCCAAGACCCGCGGGGAAATCCGCGGATGGACGCGCTTCAAGCTTGGCGGCGGCGCGCGGGCGCTGTCGGCCGTGTCAGTGGTCGGCGCTGACGGCAAGCGCGATGACCTGTGGGTACTGGTCGAGCGCGAGGACGGGGCCGAGAACACGGTGCGGGAGATTTGGAAACAGTCCAAGTGGCGCGAGCTGGGCGAGGCCACGACCGCGAGCTTCTATGTCGACGGGGGCGTGCGCTTTGCGCTGTCGGGCGGATCGGACAGTGTCAGCGTGCCGCATCTCGCCTCGCAGCAGGTTGCGGTGCTGTGCAACGGGGTGGTGGTGCCTGGCCTCACCGTCGCGGCCGACGGGACGTTGACACTGCCTTCCGACGTGGTTCCGGCGTCTGCCTTCACCCTGATTGTCGGCCTCGCCTATACCGCCACCGCTACCTCCATGCGGCCCGAGCTGCGCGACGGTCGGGGCAGCACGGCCGGCCTGCGCCAGCGCGTCGTCAAGACCGTGACGCGGCTGCTCGAGACGCTTGGCCTCAAGATCGCAGCGCCCGGGGCGGCGGGCGAGGATCTGTTGCCGCGGCGCGGCGGACAGCTGATGGACCAGCAGATCCCGCTGTTTTCCGGCGATACCGAGGAAGGCCTTGTCGATGCCCAGTTCGACCGCGAAGGCCGCGTGAGCTGGATCAGCGACAGGCCCCTGCCGGCGACGATCACGCTCGCCGCGCTCAACCTTGACGTGAGCGCAGCCGATGCGTGAGGTCCGCTTCTCCCCGCTCGAGCCCGATGACCTGCTGGCGATCGAGCAGCAGCCGAGCCAGCGCACCTGGATGGGCGCGCCGTGCGAGATCGATCACGAGAACGCGCTGTTGTTGGCAGCGCAGCCGGTTGCCTGGACCGCACGGCGAGCGGACGGTTCGATCCTCGCCTGTTTCGGGATCCACGAAACCTTCGACGATCTCCTCGGCCGGGGCGTGCAGGGCGTTGCCTGGGCGATGCTGTCGAGCCCGGTCGGCAAGGATCACCTGGCGCTGACCCGCTTCATGCGCCGCCAGGTGGAAGCCGCGGGCCTGCAACGGATCGAGCTGATCGCCAAGGCTGTCGACGTCGAGAGTTTCCGCGATTTCGCGCTGCGCGAGGGCTTCCCGGTCGACACCGCGATGCTGGTGCGCGCGTCGATGACCGAGCCGACGCCCGAATGCCGTTGGGCGGTGATGCTCGGCTTCGAGCCGGCGCACGTGCTGCGCAAGTTCGGCGGGGCAAGCGAAACTTACATGCTGTTCGAGAGGATCGCTTAATGGCGCAGGCGCTCCCTTTCCTCCAGGCGGCCGGCAACGTCGTGCAGGGCGTCGGCGGGTTCATGGCCGGCAAGAGCAATGCCAAGCGGCTCCGTCAGCAGGCGCAGGAAGAGCGGCGCTCGACGGCGGCCGAGATCCGCCGCACCAAAGACGAAGCCCGCTCGGTGATCGGCGAGCAGCTGGCGGCGCAGGTTTCCAACGGCCTTGAAGGCGGCAGCGGCACGGCGCTCGACGCGCTGCGCCAGAGCCAGATCGAGGCGGCGCTCGACGTGATGGAGCTGCGCCGGCAAGGCGAGCTGCGCGCGCGATCGCTGCGTGCGCAAGCGCGCGACGCAAGCCGCGAAGGCACCTTTGCACTGATTTCGGGAATTCTTGGCGCGGGCAGCTCGGCCGCAAAGATGAGCAATGACTGGGCGCAGGAGCGCCGGGCTGATGGTTGAGGAGCGCGGATACGAAAGCCGCGTCCGCGTGCAGGCAGGGGCGCCGCTTCCCGGTGTCTCGGCCGATGCGTTTGGCGCCGGGCTTGGCCGCGCGATCGAGCAGGCCGGCGAGGTGCTGCATTCGGAGCGGATCGAGGATGCCCGGCTCGACCGAAGCTTGCGCGACAACAGCGAGTGGGCCGCGTTCCAAACCGATTTCGCGCTGACCCGCGAGGAGCTGGCGGCCGCCGCGCGCGAAGGCCGCAAGAGCGACGATCCCGGCCATGCCGCACGCATCGCCGAGGAATGGCAGAAGCGCGAGGGCGCGCTGCTCGGCAAGCTGACCAGCACGCGGCTGAAAGAGCGGGCGCAGGGCACGCTATCCGAATGGGGCGCGAGCTTCCGCGCGCGCGAGGCGGACTGGGAAGATCTGCGCCAGAGCGAGATCGTGGTCGAGCGCCACCAGGAGCAGTTCGGAATTGCAGAGGGCCGGGTGCGGCGGCTCGAAAGCCCAGGCGACTATGCCGCCGAGGTCAAGATCCAGATGGACGCGATCGCCGGGCTGGCGGTGTCCGACGCGGTCAAGGACAAGCTCGCCGACGAGGCCGAGCAGCGGCTCGCCGTGTCCTATCTGCGCGGCATGATCGACCGCGATCCGGCCGCGGCGCAGGCGCTGATCGATAGCGGCGGCTTTGACGGGGTACTGACAGGCGACCAGGTCGAGGCGCTGCGCGATTCGAGCGCGGTGGAGATCCGGCGTTACGAGGCCGCGGCCGAGCGCGAAAAAGCCGAGCAGGTGGCGGTGCTGCGCGAGAACCTGCAGACCTTCAAGGAAGCCGAGCAGCAAGGCCTGGTGACCGACCCTGGCCAATTCGACCAGGCGATCGCCGGCGCGCTGGCGGTGGGGGACAAGAGCCTTGCGCTCGAGCTCGAGGGGCTCAAGGCCAACCAGCAATTCGTGCGGATATGGGGGCCGGAGAACGCGACCGCGCTGCAGCGCGAGAACCGCCTTGCGGAGCTGGCCAGCAAGCCGGCACGCAGCGACAGCGAAAACCGCGAGCTGGCGTTCCTGCGTCAGCACAACGGCATCTGGGCGGCCGAGGAAGCGCGCGATCCGGTGGGGCAGGCGGCGGCGCGCGGGGGCAATGGTGCGCCGCCGCCGATCGATTTCACCGATCCGGCGAGCATTGCGGCGCGCGGTAAATGGGCCGCCGCCCGTGCAGCGCAGGGCCAGCGGCTTCCGGCCTTTACGGCGGTGGAGATGCGCGAGCTCGGCACGCTCTACGACAGCGGGCGTTCGGGCGAGGAGCAGGTGCTTTCGATCCTGTCCGCGTTGCCGCCGGAGCAGGCGATGGAAAGCGCGCGGCGGATCGAGCCCAACGATCGCACCCTGCCGATCATCGCCACCTTGCAACCCGGTGTGCGCAACATGGCGCGGCGCGGCCGCGAGGCGCTGCGCGCGGACAAGAGCCTGCTGTTCAAGATGCTCGAGGACGATCCCGATCTCAACGAGGCCTACACCAGCGAGCGGCTCGCCTTCGAGCAGGCGCTGCGCTTTGCCCCGCCCGAACAGCGCGCGGCGATTTTCGAGACGGCCAAGCAGATCGCGGCGGGGCAGGTCGACAAGTTCGGCGAGACGATGACGCCGGCGCTGTGGCAGACCAGCCTGCAGCTGGCGGTGGGCGGGGTCAAGACGCCCGATGGCTGGGCCGGCGGGCTCGGCAAATGGGGCGAGAGCACCTATCGCCTGCCCGAAGGCGTGACGCATCGCGGCTTCACCGCCGCGGTCACGCGCGCAGTGCAGGCAACGCAGGATCCGCCGGTCAACCCCGACGGCAGCACGGCCAACCTGTTCCGGCTTGCGCCCGTCGAGGTCGGCGAGGGCGTTTACGAGTTCCGCAACGCGGCGGGCGATCCGGTGCGGCGCAAGAGCGGCAAGCTCTACCGCGTGACGGTGAGGCCGCGATGAGCCGCCCGGTCCTCGACTTCGATCCCGGCGCGGTGCAGCGCGTTCCCAGCGGCGAGCCGGTCGACACGCGCGACGCGCCTGGCGTGCTGGACCAGGCCGCCGCTGCGGTGCGCGTTCAGGTCGACACGGTCGACGACCACCAACTGCTGCGCCGTGCCGAGGCCTATCGCCCGCTGATCGATGCGCTGGTCGAGCGCGGGGTCAATCCGCGCGACCTGCAGGCGCGCCCTTCGCTGTTCGGTATCGACCTCGGTAACGGTCCGCCCGATTTCGACAAGATCTGGCGGCTCGCCAAGCAAGCCGGGTTGCAAGGACTGCCCGAGCAGCAGGAGCAGTTCGATCGTAACGCCTATACGCGACAGGGCGAGCGTGCGCGCGACCAGGAGACGTTGGCTCGGGGCGGCGGGATCGTCGGGACCGTCGCACAATTCACCGGCGGCGTGATCGGCAGTTTCGCCGATCCGGTCAATGCCTATTCGGCGTTGATCCCGGTCGGTGCGACCTCAAGCATTTGGCGCAACATGCTGCTCGACGGTGCGGTCAATGCCGGCGTCGAATTGTATCAGGTCAAGGACAGGCCGCAGGATTACGCCAATCTGGGCGAGGAATACACTCTCGAACAGGGCATTGCCGACGTCGGCTTTGCCTTTGCCGGCGGCGCAGCGATCCGCGGCGGGATAGATGTTGCGCCCGTGGCCGGCCGCGCGCTCAACGACAACGTGATCCAGCCCGTGCGGCGGATGATCGATCCCAACCTGCCCGACAAGGAGCTGGCGCGGGCCTTTGCCGAGATGGTGCCCCAGCACCTGCGCACGCCCGAGCAGGACGCCGCGCTGTTCATCATCAACCGTTCGGAAGAGATCCGCGCGGCCAATCCTTTCGTCGACACCTATGACGCGCTCGATGCCCATGCCGGCAAGCTGCAGACCGCGCTTGACGCGCTCGAGGCCGGGCGCGTGCCCGGGCAGGTCGAGATCGAGGCGGCCGGCGTGTCGCCTGTCCCGGCCGCGCCGGTGCGGGCAGGCAATGGCGGCGGCGGTTTTGATCGCGAAGGCGTGAAGGCCGCGATCCGCGGGCCGGAAAGTGCCGGCGATGACTTCGCCGTCAACCGCGCCGGATCGAGCGCGGCCGGCCGTTACCAGTTTATCGAGAGCACCTTCGTGCGGCTCTATCAGCGCGAATACGGGGTAAGCGAGGCGGCGGCACAGCGCGCCTGGGCGGGCAACCGCTTCGACGTCAACGTCCAGGAGCGGCTGATGGATCGCCTGCTCGACGACAACGCGGCCGCGCTGGCGCGTGCGGGCCTGCCGGCCGATGCCGGCAATCTCTACCTTGCCCACTTTGCCGGAGCGGGCAAGGCGGTCGAGCTGCTGCGCGCGCCGCGCGATGCGCCAGTGAGCGCGTTCTTCTCGGCCCAGGCGATCCGCCAGAACCCGACCTATCTCGGCGGCGGCAAGACCGTGGGCGAGGCGATCGAGACCATCCGCGGCAAGATGGGCGATCCGGCCGAGCGCAGCCCGGTGCCGCTGGCGCCCGACAATCCGCCGCTGCGCGATCCGGCGCTGGATGCCGAGCGGCCGGTGAGCGCGCTGGTGCCGCCGTCGCGCGTTCCGAGCGGCTTGCCGCCCGAGCTCGAGCCGGTGGCGCTGCCGCTTGTCGATATCGTCAACACGCCCGGCCGCTCGCTGAACCAGTTCGCCGCGCTTGCCGAGGAGCTGGGCACCGACGAGGTGACGATCAAGGCGGCGCTGCAGGCGCTGGTCGAGCGCGGCGTGCTGACGCAGAACAGCAAGACCGGCACCTTCATGCGCAAGGCCGCCGCGCCCGAGACGATCGCCAACACCAAGCGGCCCCGCACGCTGCTCGAGTTCCTGGCCGAGCGCGGCGGGATCAACGACACGGGCGGGGATCTGCGCGCGCTGGGGATCCGCAACAGCGACCGGCGGATGGGGCGCAAGATCATTCGCAACGCGCGTCAGGATGGCGGCGGGGTGGTGTCGGGTGAAGGGGTCTATGGCCTCGACACGGCTTTCCGCGACGCGCGCGAGGCGGGCTATTTCCCCGAGTTCGAAGGCATGGCCGAGAACGGCTATGACGAGCTGCTCGACGAGGCCGGCCTGTTGCTGGCGGCGATCGACCAGGAGCTGGCCGGCGCGCCGCGTTACCGGATGGACGATTGGGGGCGGCTTGCCGAGTACAAGCTCGAAGGCGCGACCGAGGGCGAGTTCGGCGGACTGGTGCGCGCGGCCGACGAGGCGGCTGATGACGCGCCTTCGATCAATGATCAGTTCCGGCTCGACTGGGCCGATTACGGCCATGCGATCGAGGAGCTGCCCGAGGGCCCGCTGCTCGATCGCGCGGCGCTGCTGTGGGCGAACGGCCGCGGGCTCGAGCCGATGCACGCCGTTGCGCAGGCGGCGCAAGACGAGTATGACGAGCTGATCGCGTTGGCTGTCCACGCCGAGCTCGCGCAGGAGTACACCTATTATGACCCCTGGAACCCGCAATGGGATGCCGAGTTCGACGCCCGCTTTGAGGCCGCACGAGCGCGCGGTCGTGCAGATGGAGCAGATGGCGCAGGACAGCCGGATGACGCCGGAGGTGCGCCAGCGGGCCAAGGCGACGGCGCAAGCCCTGCAGATGGTCGAGCGGAGCTTGACAGCCAGGGGCTGAATGCCCGCGAGCGCGACGAGGCGATTGCCGCCCGGCCGCGCAGCGACCACACCGATCTTCCCCCCGATCCCGATCCGCGTTTTGCCGAGGCTGACAGCCCCGCCATTGTCGCGTCGGCCGAGAGCGCCTGGCACGATATCCGCCAGCTGACAGAGGCTGATCCCAACATCGCGGCGCGTCAGCGCCAAGAAGCGCAGCTCGGCGCCGAGGCCCCGTTGCGCGCCGCGGCCGAGCAGGACGGCGTGATGGGAACGCCCCTGTTCGACGCGATCGACCAGCAGAAATTTGACCTTGCGACGGGCGCGGCGAGCGCACGATCACCGATCTGACCGCCGAGATCGATGCCGACAAGGCCGCCATTGCCACCATGAGGAGCTGTCTGACATGAGCATTCCCGCCTACCCGACCGGTCCGCAGGGCCCCGCGACCCACGTGTTCGCAATCACGCCGAGCGACAGCGTGGCGCTGGACCCGATCCCCAAGGCGATCCGCGCCGATGAAGCGGGCGCGATCACCTTCCGCGTCAAGGACAGCGCGGCTGACGTGACGATGAATTTCGCCGCGGGCGAGTATTTTGTCGGCTTCGTCACGCACGTGCGCGACACCGGCACCGACGCGATCACCATCCACGGGATCTGCTAATGAGCCTGGGCGCGTGCCTTCCCGGCCTCGAGGCCGAGGGCAAGCTGACCGCCGAGCAGGCGGCGGCGGCGCGCGCCCTGTATGACGAGCGCCTTGCCGCGCACGCCCGCACGGGCAGCCGCGAGACGGCCGAGGCGCTGGCGAGCGAGGAGGTGCTTGCCGCGCTCGAGCGCAACGTCACCCGCAAGGAATTCCTCGCAGGGCTGGCGATCAAGCGGCGGCAGGCGGTGGCGGCGGATCTTGCCAGCTATGGCCGGGCGACCAGCGACCCGCGTTTCCGCCCTGGCAAGGGTGGTGGCGGCCGCACGATCGATCCCAAGGCGGCCGCCGCGCTGATCGATCACGATCCGCGCGCGCCCTATTCCAACGTCGAGGCACGGCGCAAGGCGATCGTCGGCGACGCGCACCGCCAGATGGACAAGGTGCTCACCGACTTTTCGGCCAACCTGCTGGGCAAGGTGCGCAACAAGGCGCAGCTCGATAACATGGTGCGCGAGCTGTTTGAAGGTGGCACCGGCGACGAGGCCGCGCGCGAGATGGCGGCGGCATGGCGGCGCGCGGCCGAGACGTTGCGCCAGCGGTTCAACCGTGCCGGTGGCGATATCGGTTTCCGCAGCGACTGGGGCCTGCCGCAGAGCCACGACTGGAAGAAGGTGCGTGCCGCCGGCTTCGAGGCCTGGCGCGCGGCGATCCTGCCGAAGCTCGACCGCACGCGCATGATCGACCAGCGCACCGGGCAGCCGTTCAGCGAAGCCGGGCTCGAGCGCGCGCTGATCGAGGTGTGGGACACGATCCGCAGCGACGGCGCGGCCAAGATGACGCCCGGCGCCCCGGGTGGCCGGAGCCTTGCCAACAGCCGCGGCGATGCGCGCTTCCTGGTGTTCAACAATGCCGACGACTGGATGGCCTATGCCGCCGAGTTCGGCAGCGGCACGCCCTATGACGCGATCATGGGCCACGTTGAGAGCATGGCGCGCGATATCGCCGCGCTCGAGATCCTCGGCCCGAACCCGGAGAACACGCTGCGCTGGATCAAAGACACGATGATCCAGCAGGCCAAGCTCGACCGTGCGCCGGACAGCAAGGCGATCGAGGCAGCGAACAGCGGGGCCAAGCAGCTCGACCGGCTGTGGGACGAATATCGCGGCCGCAATCTCGAGGCGGACAACCAGACGCTGGCGCTGACCTTTTCGGCGATCCGCAGCTTCCAGGTGGCGACCAAGCTGGGTGGGGCCTATCTTTCGGCGACCAGCGATTTCGCGTTCCAGGCCGCGCGGCGCAGCTTCAACGGGCTGGGCCAGGCGAGCGTGTTGCCGCAATATCTCAAGCTGATGGTGCCGGGCTCGATCGAGGACCAGCAGCTGGCGATCCGGCGCGGGCTGATCGCCGAGGAATATGCCAACCGCACCGCCGGGCAATCGCGCTACCTGATGGAGGAGCTGACCGGCGAATGGTCGCGCAGGCTCGCGTCGGGTGTGCTGCGCGTGTCGCTGCTGGCGCGCCACACGCAGACGATGCGCTGGGTCTATGGCATGGAAAGCCTTGCCACCTATACCGAGGCGGCGGGCAAGGCCTTCGGCGAGCTCGAGGTGCCACTGCGCGCGGCGCTCGAGCGGTACGGGATCGACGCGGCCGCATGGGACAAGCTGCGCCGCGCGCCGATGGACACCGATCGCGGCGCGACCTGGATCAGCCCGCACAACCTGTCCGACGCGGACCGGATGATCGGCGACCGCTTCATGGAGATGATCCTTTCCGAAACCGACCTTGCCGTGCCGGTGGCGGATCTCAAGACGCGGGCGGTGTTCAACTCCAAGCTCGAGCGCGGCACCTGGCTGGGCGAGATCGGCCGATCGGCGCTGCTGTTCAAGAGCTTCGGCGTTTCGGTAATGCTGCGCCAGGCTGGCGAAATCCTTGCGATGCAGCCGGCCGCCGCGGCGCGTTATGCTGGCGGGCTGATGATCGGCACCACGCTGATGGGCGGGCTGGCGCTGCAGTTGAAGGCGTTGGCGGCCGGACAGGATCCGCGCCCGATGGAGGATGACGATTTCTGGTATGCCGCGATGCTGCAGGGCGGCGGCTTCGGGATCTTCGGCGATTTCCTGTTCGCCGCCGAAAACCGCGCGGGAAGCGGCTTTGCCCAGACGCTGGCGGGCCCGATCGTCAGCGACGCGCAGGGGATCGTCAACGTCGCCACCGCCAAGGATCCGCGCAAGCGCCTGGTGCGCGAGGCCAAGGGTTTTATTCCCGGCAACAACCTCTGGTACACGCGCGCCGCTTTCGACCGGATGCTCGCCGACCAGATCGAGGAGGCGATCAATCCCGACCTGCGCAACACGCGGCGCCGGATGCACCGCTTCGCGGCCGAGCAGGGCACCGCCTACTGGTGGTCGCCCGGCGACACTCTGCCTGATCGCAATCCCGATTTTGCCAATGCCCTTGAAGAAGGACCACAGGAATGACCGTTGCCGTCCAGACCCCCGAGATCATCTATAACGAGAACGGCAGCACCACGGCTTTTGCGGTGCCGTTCCGCTATGACAGCCCGGCCGATCTGCGAGCGATCCGGCGCGCGGCCGATGGCACCGAAACCGTGCTGGTCAACGGTGTCGACTTCACGGCGACCAGCGGTTCAACCAATGCCGGCGGCACGCTGACCACCGCTGCGCCGGCGGCGAGCGGGGTAAAGCTGACCATCTGGCGCGAAACAGCGCGGGCGCAGACTGCAGACTATATTGAGAGCGGGGCGTTCACCGCGCAGAGCCACGAAAACGCGCTCGACAAGGCGATGCTGGTTAACCAGGAGCAAGATGCGGATCTCGCCCGCACGGTAAAAGCGCCGCGCGGTGAACAGGGATTGCCGATGGCAGCGCGGGCAAGCCTTGAAGGCAAGTTCCTGGCCGTTGTGGATGAAGAAATCGTTGGCCTCGATGCCGATATTGCCGAAGCTGCATCACAGGCAGCGGCAGCGGAGGCTGCGCGCGCAGGGGCGGAGGCCGCGCAAGATGCCGCGGAAACGGCAGAAGCCAATGCCGAGGCAGCGCAGGATGCAGCCGAAGCAGCGCAAGCGGCGGCGGAAAGCGCGCGTGATGATGCGCAGGCCGTCAGTGTCACGGGCGCTGCTTTCGCCGCTGGCGGGCCTGTGGCAGTTGCCACGACTGCCAACATCACGCTTTCCGGCGAACAGACGATTGACGGGGTGCTGACCTCTACGAGCCGCGTGCTGGTGAAAAACCAGTCAACTGCTGCGCAAAACGGCATTTATGTCTCTGGCGCCGGAGCGTGGTCGCGGGCGACGGATATGGACGCTGCTGGCGAGGTGGCCGACACTGCGGTTTATGTCAGCGCGGGTTCGGCCAACGGAGGCAGGGTCTTTGTTACCTATTCCGAGGTGGCGACGCTTGGCACTGATGCAATCGCGTTTGTCGAGGCGTTCGCAAACGCGGGCATTCAGGATCAGATCGACAGCATCAGCGACACGCTTGATGATGTTGAAGCCACCGCCTCCCGCAATCAGGAGAACCTTGGCGAGTTTTTCAGTCGTTTGCAGCTTTATGATAGCACGGCGGTAACTGACAATTTCTTCGTCAACACCACTGGCGGCTTGAACGCCAACAGCGACTATGCGGCAACCGAGCATATCGCATGGCCCGAGGGTGTCACGCAGGTCACCATGACGCTCGGCAATTGGGTTGCTCAATACACTTTGACGGATGGAGAGTTCGTTTTCGTGGTTGGCTCTAATGCCAACCCCAATACCAATCCCTACACTTTGACAAAAGCTGTGGGTGCAACTCATTTCCGTGTTTCAATTCTAAAGCCCCAAATATCGATTGCGAATTTTAGCGTCACCCCCGGCGCTTCGCTCATCACACCGAGGCCAGATTTTGCCAAAGTGCTCGACGGCGCGGCTTTGCTTGACGGCACAGTTTCCGGCGATGCCCTTGCAGATGCGAGCATTGCGCCGGGAAAAGTCACGTTTCTTGAGCAAGGCAAGAACCTTTACAACAAGGCCACGAACACGCTCGACACGATCCAGAGCACGGGTGGCACTGCATCCTTGGCCGGGTTCCAGCTTTCGGACTACATTCCGATCACGCCGGGCGAGACGTATTCCTACGGCAGCGCCGCAGGTGGTGCGCGTTTTCGCTCGGTGTTCGATGCTGCATTAGTTAATCGTGGTGCGCCCAACAGCACGCTCACAGACGGGACGACAAGCTATACCGCTGTGTCGGGCGATGCGTTTATGCGGCTGACCGTTGCGGATGCGCGCGTGGATGATTTCCAGGTCGAGGTGGGCGCTACGGCGACTGGCTTCGAGCCGTTCGGGTTTAGGCTGACCGATGATATTATCAACGCTGGAGGCAGCTCCTCGACCACCTGGGCCGATCAGGTGTTTGTCTCCTACGGTGACAGCCTGACCGCACAGCTTCAATGGCAACCGGGTATCGCGCAATCCCTTAGTTTGGTTCACACCGCCTATGGAGTTGGTGGGCGGACGATCAGCACGGCTGCGGGCGGTGGTTCGGGAAATCACATGGTCGCGCAAACCACGATTGACGCGCTGCCTGCGAGCATTGATCTGCTGCTTGTTCTCGGCGGAACGAACGACTGGGCGCAGTCGGTGCCGCTGGGCGTTCTTAAGTCGGTCACCGGCTCTGGCTCGACGTCGCAGACGGTCATGAACACAAACGAAGCGCAGTTTTATGGTGCGCTGAATGTGATGATCGAGCGGCTGACGACCCGCTACCCCACGACCCGCATTGTGCTTTGCGCGCCGCCGTGGAGCGAGTTGCCTGCCCGCGTGACGGATACCATTTGGGGCGATGCTGCGACGAACACGCAAGGCCTGACGATCAACGATTATGGCGATGCGATCCGTGAGGCTGCGCGCTGGTGGGGATTGCCGTTTATCGACTTCCGCGAGGCAGGCATCAACGAAGCGAACAAGACGACCTATCACTTCAATGACGGTGGCTGGATACACCCGAACGCTGATGGCGGCGCTCGCATGGCCGCAGTTGCGGTTGGCCGTCTGCGCGATCTGGAGCCGCTGGCATGATCCGCCTTCTCTCCGCCCTTATTGGCGGCTTCCGCGTCATTGTAGGCCGAGCTGGCCGTATCTGTGCGCCCGGAAAATGGCGCGTCTGGCGTGATGAAACCGGCCTGCATGTAGAGGTGATGCTATGAGCTACGGATACGGATATGGCTCGCGCTTCTGGCGGTCGCGGCGGGGTGCTTCGGGGCCCCGCATTGTCATCACGGCCAGCAGCATCCTCGAAAGCGCCGTGTCCGGCTCGACCGTGGGCGTGCTCTCGGTGGTTGGCGGCGAAGGCACTTATACCTTCACCAAGACCGCAGACCCGGACAGCAAGTTCGCCCTGGCGGGAACGAACAATGCGAACCTCAACACGGCGGCGGCGCTGGATTATGAGACTGCCACCTCGCACAGCGTGACCATCAGCGCGAGCAACGGCGTGGATGATCCGATTGTGCGGGTGTTCACGATTGGTGTCCTCGATGTTGATGAGAACCCGCCGCTCGATTTCGCTGGCATGGGCCAGTCGAATTTTCTTTTCTGGATCACGAACACGTCCGGTCGCCCTGCCGCTCATCCAGACACTTTTGTCTGGGATCCTGATACGAGCGCATGGGTCGAACCTGCGGGCAATGGCGTTCGCACGTTCCTTAATGCGATGCAGGCCGCGACAGGGCGGGTCTGTCGCATGGTCTACGGCGGGCAGTCTGGCGTCCCGATCGCCCTCTTGCAGAAGGGTGCTGCAAACGGAAACTACGAAGCCCTGCTTGCGCGTATCATCGCGTCGGGTTCTGACCCCCAGTATATGATCTGGCACCAAGGCGAAGGCGATGCGAACACCGCGTCGCCCACCATTTCGGGCTATCGCACTGCTCTGGATACGTTCCACGGCAGCATCACCTCTGATCTGAGCAAGACCCGTGCGCAGCTGCCGATTGTGCTTTCCAGCCTGGCCAACGTCGATAGCGCGGTGGCGACCTCGTTCAATCAGCCGGACAGTTCGTGGCAGACGATCCAGCAGGCGCTCGCGGGCATTAACGCTGACTATCCGAATATTCATTACTCGCACTCAAACCGCGATGCAGTGCTGACCGATGGCGTGCATTGGGATGGCCCCAGCTATGGCCGCTCCGGCGCGCGCTCGGCTCGCACTGTTCAAGTTCTCATGGGACTGGAAACCGCGCGCCCGCGCTTGTTCTGGACCTCGGCAGAGCGAGTCAGTGAAACTGAAACGCGGGTCAATCTCGCGCATTCGATGGGGGCCGACTTCACCCCGGCCAGCGGGATCACTGGGGCCGAGTTTTCGAATGACGGCGGAGGCACCTGGGTAAGCGCAACGGGTGCGCGCGAGGATGAAGATAGCGTCATTTTCACGCACACCGGCCTAGGCACGAACGAGCGGCGGTTCCACTACCAATACGGCAAGCTTCCCGATGTGACTGGTGCTCTCAAAGATGACGGCGCGCTGGCCGCGCCGATTAATTTCACCACGTCCGATATTGTCGCTGCGGGTTCGGTGACGCTGCCTGTCTTGTCTTATGCTGGCACTCTTTCCAGCGCGAATGCGAACACCACCCAGACGATCGCCGGCTTCGCGGTTGACGGGTCATCCAATGCGCTGCTGTGCCTTATGGGGGTTGCGGTGCAGGGCGTGGCCCCTAGCGGCTGCACGGCCATTGCGCAGCCTTCCGGCACTCGCGTCACGGCAACGCTGGTCGCAGTCACCACCTTGCGCCCCCGCCTTGCCCTTTATCAGGCCGAGTTGCCATCGGGGACGACGTCGGTTGATGTTGAGTTGACCTTCGGCGCAACGCCCTTCGCCAACGCGGTGGTGCACGTTGCCACGGGGATCGCTGCGAATTTCAACAGCACCACGGCGGTGAGTTCGGGGAACAACCGCCTTGCCAGCGCGTCGGCCATCAGCACGACGCTGCCGACCTCTGACGGTGGTGTCGTGTTTGCGTTAGCCTCTTTCCGCAATGTCGCGGCAACGGCAGGATCGATCTCGGGGGACGAGACTTATTCGGCTGACTACTTCTTCAACGTCTCGGGTTCCTCGCACACCAGTGGCCGCGCTTCCGGGACGGCTGCTTCGGCGTCGAGCACGGTGACGGCGACCTATACCGGCACTGCAAACGAAATCTCCATTCTCGCGGCGTCCTACCGATGACCGGCCTCGTCGAGATCATCCTGAACCACGGCAAGCGCAACTGCGACCTGTGCGCGGTGGCGCTGTTTCTGGTGGCGATCAATTACGCGCTCGATCTGTGCGCGCATATGGGGGGGGCATGAGCGACTGGCCTGCAATCATCAGCACCACGGCGACCGCGCTCGGCACGGGCGGCGGCGGCGTGGTGTGGCTGTATCGCCGCGTCGATGCGCGGTTCAAGAAGGTCGAGGGCGAGTTGGAGAAGTGCCGCCAGCGCGAGCTGCGCGCGTCAGAGATCGCCTCGAAGCACCTGCTGGTGATCGAGCTGCTGTGGCAGGCGGCATCTAAGAGCAAAGCGGCAGCGCCGGTGCTGGCGCGCTGCAAGGAACACCTCGATAAGCTGAAGGAGAACACACCATGACCTTCCCCTCCGATCGGTTCATGGCGCACTGGCGCACGCTCCGGCACAGCGACGGGGCAAGGATCACGCAGGCCGAGCTCGATTTCATCCGCAACGCGATCGAGGGGCGCTGGCCAGCTGACGACAGCCCGCGTGCGCCCGAGCCCAAATGGCTGATCGAGGCGCGTAGCAAGATCGGGCAGCGCGAGATCCCCGGCCCGAAGCATAACGCATGGATTGCGAGCAGCTGGAAGCGCCTTGGTGCAGGGTGGTTCACCGATGACGAAACCCCGTGGTGCGGCCTGTTCGTGGCGCATTGCATTGAGGCGGCCGGCCTGCCTTTTCCCAAGATGTTCCCGCGCGCGATCGCCTGGGCAGACTGGGGCAAGGCATGTCCGCCCGCTGTCGGCGCGGTGGTGGTGTTCAAGCGATCGGGCGGCGGGCACGTCGGCTTCCTCGTCGGCGAAAGCCCGGCCAATTACTACGTCCTGGGCGGCAATCAGTCGAACGCGGTCAACATCATGCCGCTGGCCAAGAACCGCGCGGTGGCGATCCGCTGGCCGACGCAGCTGGGGCTGCCGACGCCGGGCCTGCCCAAGATGACGGGGGGCACGGTTTCCGTGAACGAGGCATGAGGCTCAAGGCACCGCAGGAGGCGATGGTCGCCTATCTCGCCACGCTGGCGGCGATCGTGGTCATGTCGATCGGCGGAGCGGTCGCCGTGGCGCTGGCGCCGGAGGAGCGCATCGACGAGGTGCTGTCCGCGCTGGTGTTCATCTCGGCCGGCGTGACCGGGCTGGTCGGCGTGATCGGCACGTTCCGGCCGAAGGGGCGCGACGAAAGCGGCGCCAGCTCGATTGATGAAGGGAACGAGCCATGATGATGATTGTCGGTTTGCTGGCCCGTTTGGGCCTGTCTGAGCGCGTTGCCGGAAAAGTGGCCCCCTGGGTGCTGGGCGCCGGGATCGTCATCGCAGCCCTGCTTGCCTTCCAGCTGTGGGACTATTTCGATGACCGAGCCGCGATCAATGCCGATCGGGCAGCCGCGAATGCCAAGGCGGCCGAGCGCGAGCGCAAGGCCGACGCGCGCGCCGATGCAGAGCGCAGCACCAATGCCGATACCAACCGCGACCAGGAGCAAGCCTATGACGATGCAATCCACCGGCCCGCTGCGGGCGATCATGTTGACCCTGCTGTGCGCCTCGCTTGTGAGCGCCTGCGGCGGGCTGGGCAGGACACGGCCGCAATTCCCGAGTGCGGCGGACGTTGAGAAGAGCCAGGAAGCCAAGCCCCTGCCGACGCCGGCGATCGTCACCGATCCGGCCGCGCGCGAAACCTACAACGCCGACGTCGAGAGCTGGGGCGATCGGGTGGCCGACGCGGCCGTGCGCATGTGCCGATCGATGAACGACATGGGCGGCAATTTCGCTTGCGGCGAAACCAGCTCCGAGCGTATGGAGCGGCTCGCGCCGCGGTGAGCTTGTTGGAATTCCAACGTCTCGCTCGTTGGAAGGATCGTAAGCTTAGGCGATTTTTTCCAGCGAAGTCAGCCGGTTGCGGGTGTAGCTCAATGGTAGAGCAGAAGCTTCCCAAGCTTACGACGAGGGTTCGATTCCCTTCACCCGCTCCAGCCCTCTCCTGGTCAGCCTGATA